TCACGGCCGGATCGGCGTCCCTGCCCTTCTCCGGGGCCGGGAGAGCCGCAACCGCGCTGGCCACAGCCTCGTCCACCATCGCGCGCACCGCCTCCGGCGCAACGCTCTCGCCGTCCTTCGGCACCGGCATCCTGCCGACCGCCTCGGCCACCATCCGCTCGATCACGGCCGGATCGGCGTCCCTGCCCTTCTCCGGGGCCGGGAGAGCCGCAACCGCGCTGGCCACAGCCTCGTCCACCATCGCGCGCACCGCCTCCGGCGCAACGCTCTCGCCGTCCTTCGGCACCGGGATGGATTTCAGAACGGCGGCAAGGGCTGCCTCGTTGGCCTCCCGAAGCTGCGCCTTGAGGCTCGTCGTCTCTGCGCGCAATTCCGCGATCACGGCGCGCGCCTCGGCCGACATGCGCGCCGCTTCACGCTCCCACTGTCGCGTCAGCTCCGCGATGACACGACCGAGCGCCGTCGCCAGAGCATCAGGAATCAAGTTGGAAGCTCCGCGCGCTTCGCTGGAGGAGATCCGCAATCCCTGCGACCCGGTCTTCATAGCTTCTGCTGCCGTCGGCGTCTGCGTCATCGTCCCCATCCGCGTCAGGATCCTTGGGCGCCCGCCCGCCGGATTGGCGCGCGAACGGATCTTCTCGCGCGTCTCGCTTGGCGAGCGCCGCGAGTGAATAGTTCTGCTGTTGCAGGTACGGCGTATCGCCACCCGGTGCGGGGGGTAGATCGATGCGGCGGCGACCCTCATTGGGTGCCAGGATGCCGGCCTTCACACCCTTGTCCGCCACCTCCATCTGCGTCACGGAATCCATGCGCAACAGGCCTTCAAGGTCCAGTTCCGTCCCTGTGCCCTCAGCAACTCCGAGACCTTCGTCGAGGCAGAGCTCGATATCCTCGATATGCCGTTGAAGACACTGCGAGTAATACTCAATGTTGAGCGACTGCACGTTGTTGACGGTAGGTTGCGGACCGACCCCAATCTTGTAGAGCGGCACGTGATAGGTCGAGCAGACGACCTCGGCGGTCCATTTCAACTGCTCGATCATCTGGCCTTCCACGGCTGTGATCGCCATCTTCTCGTACTTGAGCCCATTGCCGACAACGGCGACGCGCCCCACGTTGTCGCCACCAAAGTTCTGCTCAAACCAAATCTTGAGGCGCGCCACGTCCGCTTCGTTGACGCTTCCAGGTGCCGTGAGAATACCGCTTGGCCGAGCATTGTTCTTGAACAGCCGGGCCGACAGCGTCTGCATGTTGAGTCCCTGCATGGCCGCGAGTCCATTCGCGTAGATTGGCGAAATGCCGACCAGCGGATGAAACATGCAGTTGAAGCGGTCGTGGATGACCTCTCGCGCCGGAACAATGACCTCGCTCGGGAGCCCGGATATGTTGTCCGTGCTCAGCCGATAGAATACCGCGCCATCTTCTGACACGAGCGGATGCACCCTGTTCGGGTCAAGCACGTACAGACCGACCACGACACTGCGGGCATCACGCTCCTTCAAGATGTAGGCATTGCCGGATTGCAGCTTTGATAGAACCCACGATTCAAGGAACTGAATGCGGTTCTGGAAATGATTGGGCTTTCTCAGCACGGGCGAATAGGCCGGACTCGAGATCTCCTGCCAGACGCCGTTTGCATCTTTCTGGACGAGCTTCGGGCGAAGCTTGGCGATATCCGACGCGATCAACGTGCGGCACGCAAAATCTGCGTGGAACGAGAGCACAGTGTCGAACCGCGCTTCGACATTGCGCTGCCATGCACCGCCGAAACTCTCGCGGACAAGCGGGAACCAGCCGCCGCGATTCTCCGGCACCGAAGACAGCGCCTTGGTGCGCGTGATGGTAATCCCGAACGGCAACCTCATTGGACGGTTTCCTCGGATGCGGCCGAGCGGCCGCAGAACACAATGTCGTCGAACCCATGCATCCGCGCGAGCTGCAGGGCATGATCATCCGTGCGGGCCACGGCAAGCACGCTACCAGGCCAGTGCTCCGCAGCCTCCGGCGATGCGATGACCGCACTGAAGCTGTCATATCGATCGAGCGCAGCAATCGCTTCAGCCCACACCGTCGGCGCATATCCGAGAACCAGGCATCGACCGCCCACATCCCTGTGATAGTGCGAACGGATGAACGGATACGATTCCACGAGTTGCCAGGGCTTGGGATCACCAGGAAAAAACAGAAGGCGCCCGCCGGCGGCCGGATTCCACCGGCCCCACCAGAACACACCGTCGCGTTCTCCCCAGGTCGCTTCACCAGCGCCAAGCACGTGACTGATCCAGGCTTGATCCGAACCGACGTAGCGCTCGCCGGCAGCGATGGCGCCATCTGGCGTGAAGCTCTCGTACACATGCGGCCGGGCGCCAGCCGTCATCATCAGCATCGAGCCGTTGTAGGGGCGCGGGTTCGGCCGGTCACCCGACGGGCTTGCATAGAGCACGATGTCCTCATCGCGCTGAAACAGGCTGTCGAGGTTGCCCGACACGACGCAGTCCATATCCATGGACACAAATCGCGACCCGAAAAGCCGAGCCGCATCGGGCCGGAACATCGAGATGCGGCGCAGGCACTGCGGCTTCTCCGGCCCCCAAGTCGGGATCGTGACGTGCTCGAAATCGCGCGGCGGCGCGACGATGCGTATGCGCTCGTCGATGCCAGCGGGCATATCGGTGACGCACGCCAGACGATGCGGGATCGTAAGGTTCCGCCGCACCATATCGGCCCACACATTAACCTGGTGCGCGCCGTAGGTCGCACGACCGCCTGGCTGTGCCCAAAGCCAGGTCATCACCGTAAGCGGCTCACGCATTCGGCAGTTTGGCCTTGAGGTCGATCATGCGGCGGTTCATCCGTTTGGCGAAGTCGAACCCGGCGCCCGCGAGCAGCGTGAGTTGTGAGCGTTGCGGCTCCGGGCAGGTTGCAGCAACGCGATAGATCTCGCGTAGCGTCTCGCAAATGGTGAGACGCCGCGTCTGATGATGAGGATTGATCTCGTATTTCCGTTTGGGCCGCATCGCGCGCGTAGCCTCCTGGAATGTCATGCCGGGAGGGACCGGACCGAGATTTGTGATGCCGTCTTCGATCGACATCACGCGCGCGTCGCCTCCGCGATCTTGGACCGGAGCGTTTCCGCATCCCAGCCATAGAACGGCTTTTTTCCGAGGTGTGCCTCGTAGTCCTGACGGAGACGCTTCAGTTCGTCGGGGTCACCATCGGCAGTGGAAGATCCGCCCTTTCGGCCGTCGCCGTCGTGATCTAGGGGATCGCGCGGTGTCTGAGGCGGCTCGACCGGAGCGGCTAACGTCGATGGGGCGGCACCCAGAATTTTGTCCACCAGCTCCTGGGGCGGAGGCGGGAGCCGGCCGGGCACGCGCGTGTCGAGGTCCTTGGCCTTCTTGGCCGCGATCAGGACCTTCCGGTCGCGAGCGGTCCTGGCCTCGAACTCGTCCCCTGGCAACAGGCGCCTGGAACCGTAGGAAAACGGCTTGGTGGCGATCATCGGGATCATCGCGCGCTCCTCTCATGACAGCGGGCGGCCACCGAGGGCCGCCCGTCGTTTGGGTCTACGAATTGGCCGGGCGATTAGCTCGCCGGGACCGCGCCGCCCCACTGGACGCCGGTGAGGTAAGCGACGGCCGAGGCGCGACGCTTCTTCCAGTTGATGGTGCGCTGCGCCTTGAGGCCCACGAGATCACCCTGCCAGAGCGACACGAGCGACGCGCCAGTGCCGGCCGTCGAGTCCTGCGTAAGCGTCGCGCTCTTCATTTCGAGAGACGCTTCGCGGCTCATGTCCACCGACACCTCGCCGTCATCGCCGACATAGATGTCGGAGGCGTTGACGAGAATGACGATGCTGCCGATGTGGTCGGAGATGATGGCCGGCAGACCCTCGAAGGTGCCACCGGTCATCGAGAGACCGGGGAATTCCTTCTGACCAAGGGCATTGGTCATCAGCGAGAGCGCCAGCGCCGTTTTCGACGACATCAGCCAGACGCCGGCGGACGGCGCGTTGTTCGCCTCAATGAACTTGTGGAACACCGCGCGTACGTCGACGCGGATCGCGTCGGCGTCCGTGCCGGTCGAAGCGATGGTGGCGGCACCGTTTGTGATCGACGCCGGCTTGACGTTGGTCGTGCCGTTGTTGGCCGGATCGACGAACGCCACGTCCTGACCAGCCACGATCGCGTCGCGCAGCGCATCGCGAACGATGAGCTCCGACGACGGGTTCGAGCTGCGGACGTTCTCCTCCGTCAACACGGCGATGTTGCCGATCTTGAGCGGCTCCAGCGTCGTGCGGTTGAAATCGAAGGCGGTCAGCGGCGTCGGCTTGCCTTCTCCGACCCAGTAGGCGGCGCCGCCACCGGTCTGCGAGATCAGCGGCTCGCGGAACGGAACGTGACGCAGCGCGGGGATGGCACCGGCGCCAAACTTCCCGAGGATGGTCGCAGGGCGAAGATAGGCGGCAAAATCGGCGAACGCCGACGTCTCAGCACCCGTGAGCTTGGCAGCCCAATTGCCCGAGATGTTGGAGCCAGTCACGACCTCGTTCGCCTTGATGACGCCGACGACGTCGCTGTCAGGGCCATACATGCGCTCAGCGATTTTCAGCGCCGGCTCTCCGTCGAGGCGTGCGACAGCCTTGACCTTGGCGAGGCGCGCGAAAGCGACGCCAGGCTCGAGCTTCGGCTGGGCGCGAACGACAACGTTGCCGCCGCGGGTAGCGCTGCCGTCGGCAACCGACCTCACTTCGACGACGGGACGTGCCGTCGAGGCCATGGCCTTCTCGACCTTGCGGAGGCGATCGAGGTCCTTGTCGATCGCTGCGACCTCGCGCTCGAGTCCGTCGAACTCCTCCTGCTCCGCCTCCTCGGTGGAGCGGCCTTCGTCGATGCTCTTCTGCATCACCGCCTGCATTTTGGCGACGTTTGCCGCCCTCTTCGCTTCGAAAGCGGCAATCTGTTCCGCGATCGTCTTCATGTCTTTGGCCTCCTTGGCCTCGGTTGACTTACGGGTTGCGTTGCCCGAAGCGCCGGGCGGGATAAGCCGCACGACCGGCGACAGCGATCGGCCTGACGCGGCCCGCTGTGCGAGATCGAACGACTTGACGGATGTGATGGTGGCCTCGGCATTGGCCGGAATGGTCACCAGCGAAAGCTCGTAAACGTCAGTGGCGATGTAGCGCCAGCCGCCGCCATCCATGACGGCGTATTCCAGCATGCGAAACCCGATCGAGACGGCCCGGATCAGACCAGCCTTGATCTCGCCCCACGCGGTGTCGACTCGATCCTTGAGCGGACCAGCCTCAGTTATCTTCGGGAGAACGGCCTCGAAGTTCATTCCATTCTTGGTCGGCTTGTCGAACTTGACGGTGCCGACGGGCAGTCGGCGGTCGTGGTGATGCAAGAGTGGCACCGGGTTGGCGAAGACGATGCCCAGGGGTTCGACCACATCTCCCATGCGGTCCGGAGTGGGTGTCGTTGCGACACCGCGGATCACACGCTGGTCCTCGTCCACCGTTTTGACGGTGAACGTCGAATACATCCGGTCCATGTCGAAATCTCCTGGTTCGGCGCGTTCTAGCCGAGGGCGAACGCCTGATACTTGGGCGCGGCTGTTGGGTTCATGCCCATCAGAACGATGGTGTTGAAGGTCGCGGCGAGCGGATCGATTTTGGCTGTGCCCGCCTGCTGCTTTGTGATGACGATGGCGTTGCCCTTGGCTTCGACCTTCGCGTTGCCGACGGCAAAGTTCATGAGCTTGGTGCCGCCGTGGATCAGCGTATTGCCGGCGAGATTGCGTTCGGCCGTCTTGATGGCGCCGGTGAGCTTCCATCCCTGCGAGACGCCGACGATGCGTTTGTCGGCATCCTCGGGCTTGATCGCTCCACCCTCCCGGGTCAGCGCCTTGTTGATGTCGACGACCCCAAAGGAATCGCAGCCGACCGAGTTCTCCTGGGCCAGCAAACCAGAGGCCTCAATCCGCTCGACGATCTCGGCCGCGGCTTCGACGTCGTCACCGGGCTTGGCGACGAAGGTGAGCTCTCCTGCCTTCTCGATCTCCTCGAGCGCCGTCGCGATCTCTTTGCGACGATCCTTGACGATATCGTGGGCCCAGGCGTGGTTCCACAGCAGCCAACGGGCGGTGTCCTTCTCACGCCCGAGGACGGCGATGCCGAGAAGGTCGTCGAGCCCGCCACCGTCAAGGCCGACGACGACAACCTCGGAGCGGCGGAGCAATTCGTCGAGATCACGCAACGACTCGTCGACGTTCGATTTGCCCGTCTTCGGATTGGCGAGCCAGAACTCGGCGCCGGCCCAGCTCGCGGAGCCGAGCGCCAGGCCGATCTCAACGTTCAGGTGCTTCGCGACATGCGAAATGAGCGCCGATTCACCTGTCCGCTCAGCCTCGCGGTACTTATCGACGAGCCAGTCGAGCGCAACTGACTTGTGGAGATTTGGGTTCGGAATGAACCAGTATTCCGGGCTTCGATAGTCCTTGTTCTCGACCATCGCGCGAGGAAACTCGAACAGCATGCCGAACGACTTCGGGTCGATGACCTTGCCGTCGCGCACGTCGCGAAAGTACTGCAGCTTCGCCAAGAACACGCCGGCGGGCGGCTTGTCCGACTGCGTTGAAAGGAAGATGACGAAACCTTCCGGGCGCGAAACCAGGCCGCCTGTTGCCTCACGAAGCATGGCATCTGCATTCGGCCTTTTCCCGAATATCCAGAGCTCGTCGATAAGCACGAACGACGCTTTCTTGCCGCCGACTGTGTCGGTGTCGGCCGCGATGACCTTGAGCACGGCCTTGGTCGTGAGGTGCGTGATCTGGCGGAAGTTCTCCTGAACATGCAGGAAGGCCTTCAGCCGGGGATCAGCCCTCACCATGTCGCGGGCTGGATGGAACGAGTTGTTGGCGACCTCGAGCGTAGGGGCCAGGATCAGTAGTTCGGCCGAGTGCCGCCAGTTTCGGATCAAAGCCGTGAGCATGATCCCGGCGGCGATAGTCGACTTGCCATTCTTCTTGGCGATGAGAAGAAAGAACTCGCGGATCAGCCGCTTGGCGGACGTCGCATCGTAAGCGCCGAAAATCGCGCGGACGAGGTCAAACACCCACTCTTCGCTCACCTCGCCGAAGGTCGGGTGACGAATGTCGCCTGTCGCGGGGTCGACGACCTGGGGAAGATCGACGACCTGGAGCGACTTGAAGACCTCGAGCGCCGCCTCCGCCTCTGACGGAAACAACGGTGCGAATGGCAGCAGTGACTCGCGCGCGACGATCCGGCGTTCCCAATCCGGGCACGCCGTCGACCAGTGGAGCGTCATCCGTTATTGACGACCAGCTTGGGCGGGGCGGGCGGCGCGAAGATGCTTGAGCCGGATGCCACCGCCTCGGCGGCGGCCTGGCGCTCCTCTTTCTTCCCCAGCTTTGGAGGCTTCGGCGCACTATCCGGCACCACACTCTGCGCGCCGACCGAGCGGCCGATTTGGTCGAGCGTCTTTCGCGACGCAGCGTGTCCATCCTGGGCCGAGTCAAACAGCCAGTTGATCACCTGCTTGCGCCGCTGAGCGTAGCCGTCGGCGATCTCGTCGGGGCAGTGCTTACGGAGGGTGTCGACATCGACGCGCAGCGAACGCGCAATTACGGCATCGGACTCCCCACAATATTTCATGCGCTCGACAGTCTGCCGATCCTCGATCGTCGGGCGCCACGCCGGCCGGCCGCGTTCCTTCGCGGCTTTGCGCGATTTTTTGGCAGTTTTCTTGCGCTCGATTTTTTCGGTCATTTTGGTCTCCTCGCCAGAAATTCAGCCCAGCGAAAAAAATTGTGCGAATGACCCCCGAGCGGTCCAGGGGGTAGGTTCGCGTTGAGGATTCAACTCCCCCCCCCGGGGGGGTGCTACATGCCTTCGGCATCCTAGGCGCACTTGCAGTCAGCGCCCTCGACGCCTGGTCCGTTGATGATCCATCCGCACTGAGGGCAGCGATCGACTATCACGACCTTCACGGCGCCTCGGTGGACCACTGCCAGCCATGTGTCGCCCACGGAGAGAGGCCTACCATCAGGGCCGATCTCGAACCGCTGGAGCTCGCCCGCTTCCTCGTCAGCCCAGATCACCTGCGTCTGCTCAACGCCGTCTAGCCAGACGCGAACGCTGCGGCCTGCTGCGCGTAGCGCTGCATAGGCCTGATCCGCCACGTCAACGCGCATGCCTAGAACCGCATGGCGGTGCGGCGCGCCCGCTCCGCTGCCGTTTTCGCCGAATGGCATGAGCCGCACAGCAACATCACGTTGGCCTCATCCAGCGGCGCACCGCCGTCCCTGCGTTCTACGATGTGATCGCCGAAGATGCGGGTCGGTGTGCGCCGGCACTTCTCGCAGCGAGGGCCGCGCTTGGCGACGATGCTGGCGATCAGGTCGCGCCACTCCTTCGACTGATAGAAGGGGTCTGCCGTCTTCGGTGGCAGTGCGGCCGTGCGCATATCGACCTGACGCAGAGAGGGGCCTAGCATTCTCAACTCGGCACCTCTCCAGATGCGACCAGCTCACCGACCCAGACGCCACCTTCGTCCCCAACCTTGGAGTATGTGGCCGTGCCGTTCGCGAACGTGATGGTCAGGGTTTGATCGCCTTCTAGCCACCGAAGGAACGCCGTGTGCTCGTTCGCGAGATCGAACGAGACGCCGATCCTGCTCGGCCACTGACCTTCGAGGTAGACGTTCCCTTGGCGCTGGCTGCACACCACGGGATCATAGGGCCGGGCAGTCATCGGGCGCCCATCTCGGTCATCATGTCGGCCAACAGCGGACCGGCGAACAGCATGGGGCGGCCATGCATGCTCACTTTCACGGTACGGAGCGGATAGTGCGGCTCGGCTCTGCGCCGCGTCGTGAAGACGAGCCACATCGCGATCATCATCAACATGACCGTTCTCCCCTCACCGATCTCGAATTGGTGCCCTTGCCCAAGGGGCTGGTCCATCACTCCCCCGCGAGTGGCGCGCCCTGTTGGGTCAAACGCCAATCGCTCGGGGCCACACACCTAGGACTGAGGCAGGCCTGCGATCTGGGGCCGACGCACGCAAGACACAGCGCCGGCCCGCTCTCTGGTATTCTTTAAACGCCTCACATCGGGGCTCGTTTACATGACGGCCTCCTGCGCTCGGCGGCTCGCAGAAACGAAAAAACCCGGCGGGATTGGCTCCGGCCGGGCTTCGGTCATTCGTCTCGCGACGTTGCTTGATTCGGTACTTGACTCGCGGACTTTGTGTCAACCCGCATCGTGAAGAAAAATCACCAACCAAGTCGCGCAGGCGCACTGCTATCGCGTGTACTCATCGGCGGCGACCTTTGCGATGCCGTCACCGACGATACTGCTCGACCGCGCACCAGCGCCGGACTCGGCTTTGCGGGGACCGAAAGCCAACAGGAAGATGAAGGCCAACACCGGTGAGAACAGCACGGCCAGAATGAACCAGCCGAAGCCTGACCGGTCATAACGCCGCGATGCGGCGATACCCACGGCGCCGCTGAGCGCCAGCCAGATGATCAGCAATTCCATTACTTCCCTCCAATGCTGCGAGCGAGCTTCCGCAGGACACAACTAGCGGGTGAGTCGCCCGCCCATCAAACCACGGAAGGCAGCATTCCACAGATCGCTAGCGATCGGCGTCACTGTCCGGCGGCAGGGCTTCGAGGACGGCCCTCATCTCCGGCCGGGCCTGGAGCAGTCGGACAACGGTCGCGACAGGACCTGGGACCGCGACAGTCGCCCAATACTGGCCAGTACGCGGCTTTGAACCCAGCAGCACGGCAAACCCCTCTTGTGTGTATCCAAGCGCCTTTATGGCCAACCGGTACTCCTCGGGTTTCATGCGTTTACGCCGCCTGTAATTCCGTTGCTGATACGCAACATTAGGCGCTGCAACCCGGAAAAACAAGCTAGCAACACGCAATCTTTGTGCTTTTCGCTTGCAGACACGCAAACCTTGCGTATAGTGATTTCTAAGGCAACGGGGACAACCCATTGACCTTTCGACAAAGACGGCACGAACGACCAAAGCGCCAGGGTGGCGAACTAGCTGGGGTCGGGAGGTCTCGAAAGGACCCTGTGACCAGACGATGGTGAAACGGCAGGCCGCAAGGCCCACCGTCGCGGGGTCGCTCCCCGCCTGACGATCCATCGTCAGCGTGTTAAGCTCCCTACCATGGAGAAACGGATGTCGATCGACACTCTGGGTTATGTCAAACGGCTCGAAGCAGCCGGGTTCGCACGAGCACAGGCCGAAGCGCAAGCCGAGGCATTACGGGACGAGCTGGTCCCACAGCTTGCGACCTCGGCAGACCTCGACCGGCTGAGTGACCGGATAGAGGCAACCCTCTGGAAACACACCGTCGCGATCATTCTCGCGGTGATGGCAGTCGGCGGGTTCCTCTTACGCTTCAACCAGTAAGGCTTGACCACGCAGCGAGCCCCGGCGCCCACAAGGTGCCGGGGTTTTCCTTTGCGTAAACGAGTAGGCCCGCCAGGGCTTCGACCTCCTGGCGGGCCATTTTGCGAAGCTCCCTACCAAAGGACTCTTCACATGATCGACCTTAGCACGTCTCTCGACCTGACGACCACCGCCGCTTCCATCAGTCTCGGAATGGCCATCGGCCTCGCCGTCGTGGCCCTTGTGATTCACCACGAACGGCGCGGGCGGCGCCGGCGACGCCGGCAGCGGGCCGATTTCTTCGCGTTCGACTGACCCCCAGCGCACAAGCTCATCACTCGCGGCGGGCCTGCGTAGCGGCCCGCCATCGCACGGAAGGGCCAAGCATCATATGGCCCCACTCACAAAGCCAGAAGGACACGCCGCTATGGCCAACCCAACCGAAGTTGCACATCTCGCGGAGTACCTGCTCCACCAACACGACATGGGAGACCCCTGCATCACAAGCCATTCGCTCGCAAAGGTGCTCGCCGACGCTCAGGCGGCTTACCTTTCACCGAACCGTCCAAGGCTCGCCAACAGGCTGCGGGTTGCGATCGATGATCTGGAGGACCGTCTCGACACCATCGAAGGCCGCTGACGCAGCGTTAGGGGCTCTCGCCCAGGAGAGCCCAGCGCCCTGCGCCGATGCAGGACAACCGAACAGAGGAACCTGACTATGGACATAAGCAACGCCCCAAGACCTACCGCCTGGGCTCGAGCCCCATGCTCCACGCACCCGGCATGATCCGCTGGGCGATCAACGGCTACGCCTACAAGCGTGACCGCGACGTGATGACGAAAGTCGTCGTCGAAGGCTGGCGTGGCGTCCCTGAGGCCGCCGCAAGGGCGCTCCTGAGCAAATCCGTGCCCTTCGAGGTCGAAGGCGACGTCGTTGTGTTCACCGCCTAACCGGGAGACAGAAGAATGCAGGCCTTCGCTAAACGCAACGACGGGATGAAGTTCGACAACCAAGCGTACTGGCAGCACCGCAGCCACGCTGGTTTCGAGAACACTCTTTTCGTTCTTCGGACCGCCGCCGCTTGGCGGCTGGACGCCCTTTCCGGACGCCCAGGAACGCCCAAAGACGAACTGATCAAAAAAGCCCGTAGCTGTCTCGACGCTGCGCGCAGAAGGCCTTTCCACCGCACGCTCCCCGGTTGACGCAGCGTTCGGGGCTCTCGCCCAGGAGAGCCCAGCGCCCTGCGCCACCTGCAGGCCACGGTCGACACGACAATGTCGGCCGGTGGATCAACCCAGCAACGGAGTAACGACGAATGCTGAATGCCGCCCAGATCGCCCACCGCACGGAGGCCGAAAGCCTCCTCGCAGTGGCACGGTTTGCGCTCTCGCGAGTGCAGGCCATGTGCCTGGAAGTCGAGCAGCGCCGCGATCTCCAGGTCGCCGACGAGCTGCTGGAGGGCGTCCTGACGCCCCTGACGGCCTCGCTCGACGCTGACAGACCGCCGTCGTGAGTAGAGTTGGCCCGGGAGGCGCGACAACGCCATCCCGAGCCGGTGTCAATCATCCAACCCAGCAAAGGACGGACATCAACATGACGACTAATACCACCTCTGTGGGATGGCAGGCAATCGCGGCCGTAGAAACGGCGCGCATCGGCTCTGCCAGCCTCTCTGCCTCGTACTACGCCATGCTCGGCCTCGCAGTGCCTGCGCTTCCTGTCGGCGGCGTGGCGATCCCTGCGGCCGCCATTGGGCTCGGCGCTCTCGCGGCATCCCTGGACTATATCAAGGGCTCGCTGCTCTCGGTCGGCCTCGGCGGTCGCGGCCACGGCGTCCTGCGGCGGATCACGGCCCTCGCGCTCGGCGCGGTGCTGTTTGTTGCATCGGGCGTGGCAATCGACGGCGTGATCCTCAAGTTGCGCGCGACCGGCTCTGCCGGGCCGGCCGACGTCATCAAGCGCCACGACGATGCGGCCGGTGATCTCAAGGCGGCGAAAGACGAGCTTGAAACGCTGGCCAGCGTGCGCACGACGGACCAAGTGCGCGCGGATATGGATCGCACCAAGATCGGGCGCAACACGTGGCGCGACACGGCCGAGTGCACCAACTTCACGGGCGACTTGGCGGCCTACCGCAAGGGGTGTCAGCCCATGCTCGATCTGCGGGTCGAGATGGCCGACGCAATCCGCAAAGGGAACCTCGAGGCAAAGCGCGACGAGTTGCAGGATAAGCTTGACGGGCTCGGTCCCAGGCCGGTCGCGGCCGACCCTCAGGCGACTGCAATCGCCGCTGTAACGGGTGTCTCGGAGAATTTCGTGTTGCTGGTCCTCGCGGGCATCCTTGGCTTTGCAATCGAGCTCGTCTCCTGCTTTGGCCGCTATGCGATCGACCGCCCAGCGCCGAGCGCTCCGGACGTTCCGGCGGAACGTCCGGCCGTCGATTCCGCCGGACAATCCGACTATCCGGCCATGGCGGACCATCCGGCGCTGTTTTCGAACCATCCGAACGTTCCGCCGGAACGTCCGGATGGCGGGGTGAAGGTTCCGGCTGTGCCGAAACGTCCGGCGCCCAGCGCTCCGGAAGTTCCGGCGGATCATCCGGAGACGGAGACCGCGCGGCGGAAGGCGGATGTCCTGGCCTTCATCAGATCAGAGACCCGTATCTCCGGACTGATCGAGAGCCAGTCGTATCTGGCGCAGGCAACCGGCACGCCAGACGCGACGCTGTCGGATTGGCTCGCAGAATGGGAGCAGGCCGGGCTGATCGTCCGCCGGATGGACGGTCGCCGGAAGGTGATCGCGGCGCCGGAATGTGAGATGGCAGTCGCCTAGGACACAGGACATCCCAGCGCGCGAGAACCCCGGAGGCTGAGGCTTCCGGGGTTTTTGTTTCTCTGGAAACGGCGCGGATAGAACACGCGACCGTACTGCCGGTACCGCTTACTCTTGCAACCCGTCGTCCTCGACGGCCGTAATAAATTCTTCGACGCGCGCCTGCAGAGCTTCCCACTTCTTGTGGTGCTCTTTCTCCTTGTCGACGTGGTCTGGGTATGGGCTCGTATAGCTGCCCTGGAGGGCGACAAGTGCTCGTAGCTCGCCTTTCGCGCGCTCCCATTGCTGAGCCTTCAACGCGTCAGCAATCAGAAACTCCGCCTTAGCCATTTCGGTCAGCTCCTATATGCATCGCGTTCGACATTCCCTCTATCACGATTTGCCTCGCGCCAAGCGTGGCACTTGACCTTGATCCACCCGCGATTACGCCCGCTCACGTAAGCTTGGTCGATTTTCTTTGAGACAATGCCCTCGAGCCCACGCTCGTCGAGCGCCGCCAGCAGCAGACCGGGATCGGGAAACGAGGCGGAGATCCGCAGCAGCTCGTCGTTCGCCCGCTTGAGTAGCGCGCCGAGCCGCGCGCGACGCGTCACCAACGGCAGCGCGCGCAGATCCCGCCCGTCGATCTCCATGAGATCGAAGCACCACGCCACGCGGCTGTGCTTCTGCCCGCCGACGAGCGCCCGGAAATCCGGCCGCCCCTCCGCGTCGAGCGCCACGCCCTCGGCATCGATGATGCAGCTTTCACATGGCAGTGCCGCCACGCGCTTGGCGATATCTCGGAACCGCGCTGTAAAATCCTTGCCGTTCTTCGACCAGATCTCCGCGCGACCACCGTCTTTGTGAAGCTGCAGGCGGTACCCGTCGAACTTGACCTCGTGCAGCCAGCCCTCGCCGGCGGGCGGCAGCTCCTGCTCCACGGGCTCGGACGGTTTGATGAATTTCAGCATGGGGGACCATTCAATTTAAGGCCCAGCGGAACTCTCAAGCGTCAGCGTGCGTTCCCTCTACGTCACGCGCCCCTTCCCCCCTCGGAGCGCACGACGATTTCCCCGATCCGACTGCCTCCCCCTGGTTCGGCCAGGGGGTCTCTTTTTGGGCGCCCCGCTCACACGGCCGCGCCGAGCAGATCCCGCTTCTCGGCGCCGCTCTGCACGATGCGCATGCGCTCGGCATCATAGGTCCGCACCAGGCCGTAGGCGGCATCCGGGCTGCCGGTGAGCCACGTCTCCCACTCTGCGGGCTCGCTGAGCAGCACGGGCATGCGATCATGCATGATGGTCGCGGTCAGGCTGTTCGGGGCGGTCGTCATGAACGCGTACACGTCGACCTCGACATCGGGGCCGTCCTTCTTCATCGGCCCCCGGTAGCGCTTCCAGATGCCGGGAAACGCGAACAGCGGTCTCTCTTCCTCGGCCCTTCGGATGCCCACTTGCGCATCCGGGCCAGCCGGCGCGGGTGCCGCGCCATTCAAAAGAGCGAACCAGTGCCAGCCCGCCGGGCTGTTGCTGTCCGGCTCGCAGTAGCTCGACGCCGGCACGAGGCAGCGGCGCGCCTCGAACGAGGGTCGCCAGAACGGGCTGGTCAGCACCGTGTCATCCCGCACGTTGGTCACAGGTTTCGGAGCGTACCCCTTGCGGATCAGCGGATAGCCCCACGTGGCGGGCACCAACTCGCGCTCGCCGTCCGAGGCGAGGCGCACGATCGGAGCCACCGACCGCGGGAAGATCGCGGGCATGGGCTCGAATGCGTAGGCGCGGTTGTCGGAGACGCGGAACAGGTCGGCGATCGCCTGACGGCTGCGGGTGTTGCTGTAGAGGTTGCACATGGCGTCGAAATTAATGGTCCCAAGAACGGGGTGGAAGTGTTGATCGAAATTAGCCCCGAAAACCCGGCCGTCCAGCTCGTTGCTGATCTCGCACGGCCACACCTCGCGCCCCGTCCACCGCGTCGGCTCGGAAATGCCGCTGAGGTTGGCGGGCCAGCCAGCATTGTTGAGCTGCGTCGTCGCTCCGAGATGCCCGCAGCGGGTGCAGCGCGCAGCCCTGCGCAGGCGCTCAAGCGTCGCGTCCGGCCCCCAGCGGACGATCAGCGGCGTGAGCGGGACCGCCGCGAAATGACCGCATCCTGGCCGCGCGCAGTTGACGTAGATCCAGAGGAAATCGTCGCGTGTTTTCGAGAGCGGACCGGGCCTCTCCGGCGGCGCGCGACGCGCAATGCGAATCCGCCGCTCGAACTCCTCCCGCCGCGCTTGGACCTCTGCCGGCGTGAGGGATTGGAGGTCCCGGCCGCTCGGAACGCGCTCCGGCACGGCAGCTCACCCCTCGCACGCGCCGTTGACGCAGCGGGCGGGCGGCTGCCTCAGCCCCGGCAGCCGGTCTCCGTCGTAGGCGGCGACGAGATCGGTTGCGGCCAGCACGGCGCGCGTGAGGCGGCCGACGTCGGCATGCACGATACCTTGCCGCTCCAGCTCGTCGAACAATGCGGCGTGTGTACGGGCGAATTTCGTCATGGCGGGCTCCCATAGTTGATGGTTGCCCGGCCTCGATAGCACATAAAGAACAAAAAGGGAACACTTGCTAGGCAAGTCAAAATATAGAGGGCGAGCGCCGCGAGGTGCCCGCCCTTATCACCAGACAACGGGCAAGCTCGCATCAAATCCCCAGCGCCCGACGAATGGCCTGCTCGCGGCAGGTGTTCCAGATCAATTCGCAGAGTACTCCCGTCTCCGCCGTCCGGGCGCGCCGCCACCATTGTTTCGCGCGGAGATCGAAGACTAGCCTAATCACTCTCTGGCAGCGGGATGATATCCCGCACAGCGACTATCCTGTACGCTACTGGTCGGCCCTGAAGCTTTTCCATGTACAAGTCCACGAAGAAGCCCTTTTTGTAGACGTTCTTTTCATCTTCCCTGATTTCGCCCTCGATCCGCTCCCGCGCCATATCGGTCTCAAACGTGATGGCAATTGGCTTGGGATGAATGCTTTCTATCAGGCCCTGAAGCTCCGTTTTTCGACCGGTCTCAGAGGCTTTTACCGTCGTTCGAACGAAGACCATCATTCTATTTTCAAACAGTTCGTGGGAGGGAAGGTCCAACGCTGCCTTCTGAATCTGCAGCGTTTCTTTTGCCTTCTTCGCTCCAGCCGTGTCGAACTCTATGTTGAAGCGCGTTGTGGTCTTAGTCTTGTGATACTCGACAGAGGAGATCTGGGACGTTCCGTTGGGGTCATTGGCGATGAGGGTTACAGCGCCCATCAAGTCCTTGATTTCTCCCTTCGATATGTCCTCCTTCTTATCACCTTGAGCGTAGCTGAGCAGAAGGCCGCCGAAGCGGCGAACAAAGCCGTCAACGATCAAGACCCGATCGATGTTCTCAATGAGGGGCAAGATCACCGGGATCAATTCTACGACGATTGACCCGTGCCGGATATCCTTGACGAACAGTCGCGCATCACCCTTCAGGTTTGGATGCTCGCGCCGGATATAGTGCTCAAATTGGCTCGCAACGGCGGAAAATGCCCCGACGAGATCAACCAAATCGGCTGGCTTCTCTAGGTCAAGACGCAGTTCTACAAACGACGTTCCCTCGGTCATAAGCTCAGCATACGCACCCTGAGGCATTTGTCACCTCAGGTCGTATGCTTGTTGCATCTGCACGCGTGCCCCGATTACCTCATCGCTCATGTCCAAGGGAGTTTTGCTCACAGCAGCCCCGCTCCACTGACGATCAGATCCCAGCGGCCGAATCCTATTCCGCAGATCCACCGCTGGCCGCCGGTCACCGTCCGATATGTGGCGCACCGGCCGGGCTCTGGCCGCCACCAAATGCCGATCACAAAGTCACCTATCCACACTCGCCATTTGGGTCCCGCTTGCCTCACTGCACCCTCACCCCGATAGCCCTCTGCTGCTCGATCTCGTCCTCGAGCGTGCGCGGCAGGTTCTCGTCGTCGATCACGCGCTGCAGCTTGATCTCGATACCGGCAACGACGGACCAGCTCGGCCCGCGCTCCATGATCACGCCGAGGTCCTCGAACTCCTCGAACTCCTCGAACTCGACGGCCTGCACCGTCGTCCCGTCGCGCGTGCGATAGGTGATATTGGCAATCCAGCGCTTCACAAGCGTTGCCTCCCTGGCCGCAACAAGTCCATGCATCGCTTGCACTTCGGATACGTGCCGACACCGAAAAGTGCGTTCTGCCCGTTCCAGATTTTGAGCGGAGCAGCGACACCGCAAAGTGAGAGGTAACCGGTCGCTTTGCGAACGAAGAAGTGCCCGCGCTTAGAAGGTTTTAACGCCCCGCGCTGGTCAGCTAACGAGATCCCCCAGCCATCGGAGAAACCGTGCGGCAGCTCGTCGCCCGAGCATCTGAAGCCTTCTTTGGGCCTCAGCGGAACAACATTCGACACAACCGCCCCCTTGCTCGAGATCAATCCTTGAACGGGTCAAACTCACCCTCGCCCGCCATGGCGACGCCGAACGGCCGAAGGCGATGCACGATGCGGGTGGAACCGAAATGATGCGGCAGCACCTCGTCGAGCCGGCGATACGCCATCGGGCTCTCGTCGAGATCGGCCCCCGCCAGCGTTACGCCGCGCTCCCGCAACCAGGCATCCATCTCCTCCCGCGAGAACCGCCTCTTGGCCTCTTTCCGGCCGAACAGGCGCCCAGCGCCGTGCACCGTCGAATAGAGGCTACGGCGCGCCTCGTCGCCATCGACGCCTTCGACGATCACCGCGTCGTCACCCATCGAGCCGCCAATAAAGCTGCGCTGACCGGGGAAACAGGGCGTCGCGCCTTTGCGCACGACCCAGAGATCGCGGTCGCCATGCCGCTCGCGCCACGCAAAATTGTGATGGTTGTGCACGGTGCCGAGCACCATCCCGCCGATAATCTGGCGCACGCGCTCGACCACCCATTCACGCCCTGCGTAGGCATAGCGCCCCGCGAGTTGCATGGCCGCTATGTAGCGCTGGCCGATCTCGCTCGCCTCATCGACCACCGCCGGCGGCACATTGATACCGTCCCGTCCCCCGGCGGCTTTGAGATAGCGCGTCGAGCTGGTGTGGCCGAGCCCGCGCGATCCGAAGTGCACGCCGATCCAGACGTGCCCCTCCTCATCGCGCATGAGGTCAACGTAGTGATTGCCGCTGCCGACGGTCCCGAGCTGGCTCTCCGCTTTCTTTCGGTAGGCGTCCATGTCGGACTCGCGCCACGCGTCCGCGTCATCGAACAGCGCATGCTCGACGCGCTCGGCGTTGCTGCGCCCGATGCCGAACGAGATCGTCCGCGCAACATCCTGCATGATCGGGCCGACGCGGTCCTTGATCGCCTCGTACGGCGTATCGAGGCGTACGGCCATGTTTCCGCACCCGATATCGAAACCCACGCCAGAGATCGAAATCTGGCCTTCGTAGGCGATCACACCGCCCACCGGCTGCGCATAACCGAGATGTCCATCGGCACAGATGACGCCGGCCACCACGTTGCCGACGCCCATGCAGGTGCGCATCTGGTCGATCGTGCTCTCGGCATGCGTCCCGAAAACGGAAAGCGGACTGTTCTGATAGGCTGCTGCCTGCGGCGGGCTCTGCGCCACGGCCTCGGCGGCCTCCCTGCGGAGGTGCTCCTCCCGCGCCGCATCCCGGAACGTGCACCAGGTCGGGATCGGGCGAAGACCAGGACGCTCGATCCTGTCATCGGGATTGAGCCCAGCCGCGATCGCCAGTTCACGCGCCCGCTCCTGATATGGGTCTTTTCTGGTCATCGGCTTTCCCCTCTCGTCCGCTTCCCTCGTAGCTTCTCGTTCACGGCATGCTTGAGCTTGGCGATCGCCAAAATCGCGGGCTTCACTTCAGGCTCAGCGCTGTCGTAGTCGATCCCGTATCGCCCGCCGAGATGCGGCAGCATCGCTCGCGGGATGGCTTGCCAGTTGGACGGATCGGTGTTGGTTCGGTCCCCATCGAGACATTTCAGGCACATGCCATCCGGCAACGGTCCATGCTTATGCTCCCAGAGATACTTGTGCTTCAGCACGTATCTCCGCTCGAACCCGGTATGCGGATTGACCGCATCGATACTGATCTCGACGTAGCCGTCCTTCGAGACACGCTCGTGCCCAAGGTACTTGGTGTTGTGCGGCAGGTTGCCCTTTTTGAACCGCGTCGCGGCGCTGTTCGGATGAAAGGGCATCTTCTTGCCCTTGTTGGCGGGCGGATTGCCAGGGGCAAACCGACCGGTGCGCCCGGTCACCCAGCCGTTGCGCTTGCAGAGCGCGTTGAAGTTCTGCAGCGTGAGTGTGGCTCGGCCAAACCGAACAACGAAGGCGGCATGGGCGGCCCTCCTATCCTCTCGGCAGTGCGCTTCGATCCACGCCAATTCCTCAGCGCTGTAGGTGATGCGGTGTCCCTTCATTCCGCAGACCGCCGCTCGATCATCGGCAGGTATCGGCCGATGTACTCCCCCTGCTCCGCAACCAGCTTGGCCGCCTTCAGCGCGAGGTCCGCGTTCTGCACAATCTGCTGGCTGACCGAGACGACGGCCTGTGTCCGCAGCACCTCCGCCTCAATTTGCTCCTTCGTCATCCCTTCTTCGCTCAACCGCTCGAGCTGCGCGAAAAGATGGTTGTTCAGGTCCGAAAGTTTGTTCTTCACGTCACTCTCCAGAATTCGATGCATATCGGCCCCAGCGCCGCCGGCTACGCACACCATTCGAACGGCTCGACCTGGCCGGGCATCCTCGACCCGTCGGGGAGATCGACCGCGTATCGCAGGTCCCACGTCCAAAAGGTTCTGTCCTGCCCGCCGATGCGGAACCGGCGGGACAGCCAGCCCGCACGACCTGTCGCTCTGCGACGCGCAGGTAAACGTGCTCGTGCGGCTCCTGCAGCGTGACGATCGGCCGGAAGCCGCGCGCCGCCACGGTCTCGAAGTGATCCAGCGGCAACCCCATCTCCAACAGGGTCAACGCGTCGATCGCCGCGCTCGAAAGGTCGTTCCGCATGACGTGCTCTCCCTCCTCAGAACAGCGCCAACTGCGTCGCGGCCTGCGCCGGACGGTCAACCGCCTCCGCCCGCCGGACGCTCACGCGCGCCCGTGGGTAGTATTCAATCCGCTCCTTCGTCCGGTGGCCTCCGACAGCGCACCAGCCGCCCTGGCTTAAGCCGTGACCGGCGCCATAGCCGTGCTTCGTCGCACAGTCCCGGCATGCCCACGCGCCGCTCATTGCAGCGCCTCCGCCGCACCCTTCCGGACGACCTCCGTTGTCAGAACCGGAGTTTCCGGCTCGAGCACGAGCGTCCTGAACGGCCCGCGCACACCCGCGCTGAACGCTTCGGCCGCCTCGAGCGCTTTCGTTATCCTGACGGGTGGCGGCAATCCCCATGTCGAATGCAGCGACCCCAGCGCGATGCTGTCACCGCACCCGCAGGCAGCGTAGGAGACCATCTGCTCTGCGACCTGGTAGTCACCCTCGACGGTGAAAAGACGTCCAGCGTATCCGACCAGAAACGTGCCGCCTCGCTCTGCCTCCTTTTCTTTTTCGGCGAAGCCACCCTTCTTGAGGCAATCCCGAACGGCATCGACAAATGTCGTGACCATGAACTCGAACACGTCCTGCGTCGGCTCCCGCAGAGGCACATGAAGCGCGTGCATGAGGAGTTGCCCCATGCGGAATGACGCGGTGAAACCTATGATGAAGGGGCCGCGCAGAAACACCTTCGCATCGGCTCTCACGGTGAGTGCCAACCGATGGCTCTCGACACCGGCGCTATCCGCTCCGATGTAGACCCGGTCGCTCTCGACCAATCCCACAATGCAGGTCATCGCGATCACTCCACCGCTTCGAGTTGCCGAGATGCGCCGAAGGCAGGGTCCTCACGGGGCGGCACTTCGCGCCTCTCATCCTCGATCGACCTGCCGCCGCGCCCGAGGCCGTCCCGATAGAGCAGCCGTTCCGGCACGCCAAGGCGGCCGGCGTAGACGAGAACCTCCGCAACCGTAATACCGTGGATCCGGCCGATGTCCGCAGGCGGCATGCCGTCCACGTAGAGCCAGCCTGGGCTCCGCTCCTCGTCCGGTGTTGCGGTAACTTTCTTGGATGCTTTCCTCTTCACAGAAGCTCTCCCTGCTCTTCGCGCTTTTTCTTCACCACCTTCGAGATCTCGCGAACGAGATCCGGCTCACGCGCTACAAAATCGACCGCCGCCTGAATACGCCGGCGGGCAATGTCAAAATATTTCGGAGACTGCTCGCAGCCGACGAACGCAAACCCTTCGCGCACTGCTGCGATTCCGGTGGTGCCAGATCCCATGAACGGATCGAGCACCGTGCCGCCTGGCGGCGTGACGAGCCGGCAGAGCCACCGCATGAGGTCGATCGGCTTAACGGTCGGATGGATGTTGGCGCGCGCGGTCATGGCGCCAAGCGTTCCCGCGTGGCGGTCCGGCGTCGGCTCCTCGAGCCCGAACTCGCGTTCGTCCCGGCCGGCCTTTGCGGAATAGTAGAATCGGGTGGCGTCCCGCGCCGATGCCGGGAAAGCTTCGAGGACCTCGCGCGAGCCGTCGTGCATCACATTGGAAGGCCACCGGCCGGCGCCGGAGCTTTCATGCTCGATGGACTTGAGCCCGGAAAAATAGGGGTCGGCCTTTGACTTTTGCTTGCCGACTGCGCGGGTGCCGCCGTCAGTGCCGACGAGCGTGCCTCCCACGTTCACAGCACCCGTACTCCAGCGCATGACGTTGGCCGCCACGGTTGCCTCCGAGAGCGGCGCGCGCGCCAGGCACACGGGCTCATGGGCGGGCTTCAGCGCCGTGCCCCAGCCCTCCCAGCGCGTGCCGGCGTCGCCCTGTGTTGCCGCCCCGATGTTGTGGTTCTTCGGAAACCCGCTGCCGTAGATCCACTCCAGCATCCCGCCGAATCCACGCTCCTCCATCAGGCGCAGGAACGTCTCGCGCTGGCTGGCATCGAGCGTCGCGAGAAATTCCTGCATGCGCGGAGCGTCCGCGAGAAAGTGGGCGAACTGGTCCCGAACTTCGAACCCCGCGAGATCGATCGCCATGGCGATGCGGTGGTAGGTTCGGCTGCCGGCGAAGGCGATGAGGTGCGCACCCGGTTTGAGCGCAATGCGAACGCCGCCCCAGGTCTCCCAAGCCGCGGCCACGCCGCTCGAGTCCCAGTCCTTGCCCATGATGCCGAGCTCGTAAGGCGGGTCACAGCAGCAGGCGTCAAGGTCTCGCAGCAGCGGCGTGATTTTCGTGCAGTCGCCGAGGTACAGCGTGCAGCGGCCGACCTGGCGGACATCGTCGACGATCGGGCTCGCCCCGATTTCCTTGGCGTTGTCCGGTTCCGGGAGAATGCGCCCGCTCCGAACGCCCTCGAGGCGAATGGCAGCGAGGTTCAGATCCTCCCGCGTCTCGGCGCGCTTCCGCGGCGGCTTACGCTTCTTCTTCACAACAACACCTCCTGCCTTGGTCCCACTGGTGCGGCGGCTGCGGCAGGCTTAGGCAGCATCCATCGCGCGGGCGCCGCGGGATTGCCGGCTTCGATTGCCTGCCATTTGAAAAAGCCCAGGGCGCCGGCGCATGGGATGAAGTTGCAAGGGCGCGGGTCACGCAGCACGAGCGCGCGCGGACCAAAGAACCATGGACTCGGATACTGGCTGACGACGTCGACCACCTCGACGCTGCCGATGATACCGCCGCGCAGCAGGTCGCGCGCCGGCGGGCAAACGACTCCGATGGTGTGCATGAAGCTGGCGGCCTGCAGGTACTCGTCCCTCGTCATTCCCTTGGAGGCATGAACGGCGACGCGCCCGCGAAATTTGAGGCCGGGGTTCGGCCGGCGCCAATCGCGGTTTTCCACCGGCTTGCCGGCATGGATGATGCCCCACGTCCACGGCTGGCGGACAGAGAGCGCGATGTCGGGGAAATCCTTCATGTCAGCACCGCGACCACGAGCGCCAGCAGGATGAGCCACGGCCAGGCCAGGAGCACGCCGGCGATGAGAGAGAGCGCCCAGAAGACCGTCACCGCGATCGCAAGGGCGCACCCCAACCCAAACCCGAGCCCGATCCAGCCTGTGAGACCGATGCCGCCCGCAGCGTCTGCACTGGAAACCCGCTTTTGGTGCTGCCGGTCTTGGCGCTCGGTTTCAGCGTGCGCGCTCCGGTTCGGCGGGATGATCTCTACGACGCGATGGCGGCTCACTTCGTCCCCCTCTTCCACAGCGCTTCAATGCCGCGCCTGCATTTCGGATCTGGATTGCCGGCGCAGCGCTTTGCGGGCCGTTGATGCGGCGGGACCTTGTGGTTCCGTGGCGCGATGGCGGCACCTCGGCCGATCTGCCAATTGCGGTTCTGCTTGCTCATTTCAGCATCACCCAATCGGAGAGCCTGATCTCTCCACCCCGCTCGCGTGTTGCGATCTCTGGAGCCGTCAACTCCGAAATCAGGTTTCCAAAGTGGCCAGCGTCGGCGCGATAGCCGGTGGCCTCGCCCAGCGCGGCACGGGTCATGCCTTTCGGATACGCCTCGAACAGGACCTGCAAGAGCTTTCCCGCCGGTGCGCTCAGTTTCGGCATGATGCGCTCGAGCAGCCCTTTCGCAGTGAGGCGTATAGGAGGTGCGATTGCGTGGGCTCGCCCTTCGCCCGTCAGTGAGATGGTGCCCTTGCCGCGCTCGATCAGGCCCGCCGCCTCCATCTCTCCGAGGATGTTGCCAAAATGGCCAGCGTCCGCCCGATAGCGCGCGGCCCATCCGACCTGATGGCGGCCGGGGGTCTTCAGCCCGGCGGACTCGAGTAGAGCCAAGCCGTCGACGATGCGTTGAAACGGCTTACTCAGCGTCCCACGGCCCGTCGCGACGACATCATCCACTACGACTAGCTCCGCGCGGCTCCCACGGATCTCCCGAACGCGCGCGGCCCGCCCGGCCTCTTCTGACAAGGCGACCTCTGGCGGCTCTCCGTCCGCCGTCTCCCCGAGTTCTTCGAGCGCCTCATCGACGGCCTTGCGCGCTTCCTCAATCGCGAGCCGTCGCCCGTCGGCAACGCCCCGCGGGTATGCCAACGCCTCACAAGCGGCCCACCCGTCCCGGTACCCGGCTTTTCGCGCCGCATCGAGCGTAGCCGTATCGGCGACCGCAACCACGACATCGGTTGCCACGCGAGCCGTTTCGATTGCCGTGTGGCCTCTGTCGCTTGACGATTTGGCCTTTTCGCTTGTCACAGGGGCTGCCGCGAGCGCGGCCAGCCGGCCCAGCATGGCCTTCACCTTTGCCGGTGTTGCCGGCGCCGCGGCATCGCGGCGCCCCGGCTGCAGGTGCGTCGTGATCGGCGACGAGAACTTGTGCAGTCGCGGTTTCCCGCCGAACGCCGGGCCAACCACCCAGAATTCGTGCTTGAGCCCCATCATGCCCTTGGCTTCCGGGCTCGAGAGCGGGAAACCCAGCATGTCTGCCGCGGCGCGCCGGTCCAGGGATTGATCCACGCGGCCCATGATCCGGTTAGGGCACTGACCCAGGATGTCCTTCGAGAGCATCGAGAGCCTCTGCGTCGCAAAAAGGGCGCCGAACGGCCGTTTGCGGCCAGCCGTGGCCAGGTTGGTCAGCGGCTCGCTGCTCGCCACACTGCCGGCCTGGGGCGCATAGCGATGGGCCTCGTCCAGCGTCACGAGGACGGGATGCCAGAGAGCGCGCGGTGCGCTCATCAGGCCGGCCACGAACGCGGCGATGATGGCACGCTGGGCGGCAAGGCCCACATCGTTGAGCTGCACGATGGCTGAGACGCGCAGATCGAGCAGCCCGTGTGCCATGGCGGCCGCATTCTCGACCGTGATCGGCGCATCGGCGTTCTCGCCCCCGATCAGGGCATAGTCGAATTTCTCGCGCAGGGTGTGCATCTCGTCTTCGACGTCGAGGACCAGGTGCTGCATCAGGCCGTGTGTCTCCTCCAGGATGCGGCGGAGCACGAACGTTTTCCCAGCGCCGCTTGCGCCTTGGATGATGGCACGCGACCCGATCAACTCGTCGGGGTGGGGAATATCCTTCGCCATGTCTAGACCCCCATCTCTGCGAGGCGCGCGCTCACGTCCCGCATGGCGACCTGCTCGACGAGGGCCGGATTGAGCTCCCACCCTTTCTCTGCACAGATCTCGCGCGTCCGGGTCATGACGCTGTCGAACCACTCCGCGAGGTCGTAGTCGTCCCAGACCACGAGACGCAGGCGCCGGCAGGTCTCCCGAAGGCCGCGCCCGAACTCGGCCAAGTTCCAGTTGCGGCCGAGGTCGACGAAGCCGTGATAGAGGGCGTCCGAACTCCCATTCCGTTCCGAGAGTGTAACCATGTGGTCGACGACAGCCTCTGCAGCCCTATCCCTCTGCTCCGTCGTCAGGAGCCAGATGCGGAATTTTGTGCTGATGCTGTGGACCGGAGACCGATCCCAGGCTGTCGTCGCGTGGTCTCGCCAGGCTGCGCCCTTGACGGCACGGGCCGGCCAGACGGCTCTGTTGTGCCCGATCCGCTCTCTCACGTTGTGATCCACGTCGTAGAGTGTCACCGATACCGGACCGTCGGTCGCGACGATCGACAGCGCCGCCGGCTCGATCACGTCAAACACGTACCGCCGGTCCGCGGTCCACCGCAGAGGCTTCGGCTGAGGTGCTTCAAGTGTCTGGGCGTTCACGATGCGCGTCCCCCCGTGGAAAGAATTCTGGTCACAGTCGTTGTCCCCTATCGTCTTGGTTTGCCGATCGCCGACGCGAAGGCGTAGGCGAGTGCGCGCGCGTAGCGCTCGTGCACGATCTGCCGCGACACGCGCTGCAATTTCGCGATTTGCCAGAAGGCCCACGGCGGATCCGCGGCGCGGAGGCTGAGCACCTGGACCAGCTTCCGGTCCGCGAAATCCAGCCAGCTCAGAGCCGTGTCCCAGTCCCTCAGATCACGGTCCGCCGGCGTCCACCCCGAGCGCACTGCGTCGCTATCGCTGCCCTCGTCGGCCTCGCGCTCGAGCGCGGCGTATTTCAGTGCGGCCTTGACCATCTCTCCCGGAATGTCTGAGCACAGGCTGCCTCCCGTGTGTCCGGCGGAAATTCCGCCGCCGCGCGAGGCCGATGTCCGGAACGCACGGAGGATCCGCGCCTCGCACTCCTTCACCGACGCCGGAGGTTCGCCGCAGCGGAGTTTGAGGCCCGGATAGGGCCAGCCGTCATCGCTCAAATGCGGGTCGAGCGGCTCTTCCTCCGGCCTCTCCGGTGCGACCGGCAGAACCGGCCCAAACCCGGAGCCGAGCGGCTCGGGCAGGGGATGCCGCCACGCGCGAGGGTCCAAGGGCCGCCATGCGTTGGGCGAGTATTTCGTGGGCGGCGTGCGGCCGAACATTTCAAGCTCGACCACTTCCGTGCGGACGAAGCCGTAGGCGATGCCGCCCCACGCCCCGAGCTGGTACCACCAATAGGCGCGCGCCGGACCGGGGCGGCGCCGGATCTCCGCCAGGATCTCGAACCCGCCGCGCTGCTTGTCGTCCTTGATGCCGGGCGGCGGCAGCCGGCCCTGGCCACCGACGAGCGACACAACAACAGGCACGTTCGGCCAACGCATCGCCTCGATTGGATACCAAAGCCGCTCGGAGACATCGGAGCGTATCGCACGCACCTTCATGTCCGCCTCCCAGGCTTCACGTCGATGCTGCCTATGCGCCTGACGCTGCAGCCGCCAAGCGATCGGGACATCGCCCTCGGGTCGACGGCCCGTTCCCGCCAGCGCTGAAGCACCTCGTTCGCCTCTGCGACGGCACCGTATTGCGCAAGCTCGATCGCCTCGGCGAGCTCGTCGTTGCACTGCCGCGCCTCGTCCAGGATCGCTTGTGCCGTTGTTAAACGGCGCTGCGCGAACCACCAGCCGAGGCAATTCGTGGTGTACGCCGCCGCGAAGACGACGACCCAGACCCATTCGATGGACGTCACGGCCCGCCTCCCGCGTCGTCACACACGAAGCGGATCCCGATCACATCCCCCGACTTCGGGTCGATGTACGAGATCGCTTCGCCCTCTACGATAACCGGTTCGCGCGTGCGCTTCGGGAGCGGGGACATATCCGGCGGCCCCTCGCGGAAAGGTGCCGCCAGTTCAGCTCGCGTCAGCGTGGTCGCGACGCTCTCTTGCGATGCGTAGGGCATCACATCACCCCCAATAGGTCGTGCCAGATCCAAAGTGCCTGGGTATCCCCCATCGCGGCGAGCGCAATCAACCACGCCACCGAGGCTCCGGTCACGAGCACGAGCATCCAATCCAGCCGCTGCATGATGCCCGCCTCAGTGCCGGGCCGGTGCGGCGGGATGCTCGGCAGCCCCGTTCGCGGTTTGCCGCGCGGGCGGCGTGACAATGTTCGGCAGCCGCTCGACGTGCGGAAGAGCGTCCGGCTTCGGAGGCGCCGGCAGCAAGCCGACGCGCTGCGCCAGGATCGAGACGAGCCCGACGATCTCCTGGCCGCGCTCCTGCTGGGAAGCGATCACGGCGTTGAGCTCCTGGATGAGCCGCTCGTCGAACTGCCGCAGCTTGGCGCCGAGCGTGACGATCGCCGAGAACTCCTCGCCGTTGGCATCGGCATACTTGGTCGCCAGCTTGGCAAGCTCTCTGGAAAGCGTGGATGACATGGTTTTCTGTCCTTTTGGTTTCAGGGTTTGGGGTCAGTTCATCCGGCCACGCCGGCGCTTCTCTTTCTTCTCGGTCTTGGTTTCAGGCTCGAGCTTGGCCTCCTCGTCGGCTTTCTTCATCGCGTCCTCCACCGTCGCCGGCAGGCCAGCCGCCTTCAGGTACGTGTTGCGGAGAGTCTCGAACGTGAGTTGGCGCGCGATGAACGCGAAGCCTTTGCGCTTCAGCTTCTCGACCTGCTTGAAGGCTTTCATGTCGTAGCCTTCCTGCTTTGCGGCCTCCTCGATCAGCTTCGCCTCGGCCTTGAACTTCTCGATCTTGTCGAGCGTGGCCTCGTACTGATCGAGACGGTTGTTGAGGTCCTGGCCGCGGTTGCCGCCCATGTCCTCGATGACGGGATGTTCCATGTCTTCATCAGCCATTGCAAACCTCAGCCGTTGAGCGGGTGAAGAGCTGTGTCGGACAGGCTTCCACCAGTCACGACATGCTGCGCGACCGCTGCGCGGATCTCATCCGCGTCGCCATCGTCGTCGTCGGTCGCCGAAATGGCGTCAGCTCTCTTCTTCAGGTCGGCATATGTCGGCGCGCACTCCGCGCAGAGCACCGGCCCGTCGCTGCACCGGTGCACAGTATCGCCATCGATCAGCAGCTTGCTGCAGGTCTCGCAATGGAGCACCTCGACACCCTCGAGCCCATACCGCGCGAGGATCAGCGCGCGGCTAGTGTCCAGCGAGCGCAACAGATCGTCATAAGGCTGGCGCAGCGCGTACACTTTGTCCTCCATGTTCGCGATTTCCTCGATCTCGGCGTCGAGAGCAGCGCGCTGCTCGTCCGTCAGACTGGGGCGTGTTCCGTTCGATGTGTTCGTCATGCCGCTTCGGCCTCCTTGGTTTTCTTGATGCCACGTAGGATTCTGGTCAGACGGAGCTTGCTGACGCCCAGCGCCGCCATCATCTCGGACGCCGTCGCCTGCTGCTTGATCAGGGCGCGCGCCGCGATTTCTTCGTCTGGCGATGCCGGGTCCTCGAAAGTCCACGCCGCGAACCGGCGCCTGTCGTCCGCGCGCTCGAGCGCGCGACGGCGCCCCGGCGGAATCCAGACCGTGTCAGTGCGGCGGCCGACCTCCGCGATCTCCCAGACGAACCAGGAATAGGCGGTGGCCGTCGAGGCCTCCGGATCCCAGCAGCCCTTGACCATCGGCACGCGTTCAGCGAAATGCGCGATCGTGGTGGGTGGCCTGCTGCAGAAGAGCTGGGCATAGCGGTCTACACCCTCGGTCCAGGGCGTGCGCACCAGGAGCGCGACCCCGACGGAGGCCTCATCGAGCGCACGCAACGCGAACTCCAGCGCCGGCACGAACGGCGGGTTCATGAAGACCCAGTCGGGCCGGAAGGGGCACTGCGCCGGCGCCTGCGGAATATCCGCCCTCCCCGCGAAGCTGCCCAGCGCGTAGCCTTGCCCGTAGTCGTGGACATCGGAGGCATGCACCGCGCTGAAATACTCGCGCAGGACCTCCGCCATGTGGCCCTCGCCGGCGCATCCGTCCCAGCACGAGCCACCCTGCAGGTGCAGCGGGACGACGTGCTCCAGCACCGAGCGCGTTCCCCAAGGGGGCGTCGGAAAAAAATCGAGGCTATCGACCGGATCCAGCCGCCGGTTCATCACCGCGCGACCGCCCTTTGGGTTTGCGGGCGTCATGCGGGCGGTCTCCGCAGACGTGCCGCCTCGCGCGCGAGGCTTGCCGCGTAGAGCGACAGCACAAACACCGCGAGCTTGATCCAGGAGAGTTCGATCGCGAGCGCCCCCGTGCCGGCCGCCGACGCAATACTCAGCGCCGAATACGCCACCGCCATCCACGCGAGCATCTCGTCGAAGGGTCTTGCACGCGCGTGCCAGTACGCCGCGATTGAAATCACGAGAAAGATCACAGTCACATCGGTTCTCCACGCTTGGCCACGGCCGCCCACACCTCGAGGTCCAGGGTTGCGGGAAAGCATTTGCCGGAGCGCGCGTGCCCCGCGGCGATGGCGTGCCGACCTGCCGCCTCGCAGATCTCCCGGTTCGGAAGAACCCAGGCCTCGCCAAGGCCGGCTCGGCTGGGGTCGGCGAGCGCGAGGATCAACATCCACGCTTCGATCATGGTGTTTCCTTTCTGGCAGGAGCGAATTCGGGATGGGCAGCGATGAACGCAGCGCGAAACGCGGCGTCGTTCTCCGCGAACCATCTCGGTGAGAACGGCTCTGCGGTGACGCGCGGTCGCGTATTGAGTTTGGGAGTGAGCCGGCGCTTCCGTGCCGGTGCCGGGGCGGTAACCGGCTCCGGCTGTGGCGTCGCCTCTGAGGTCAGAGACGGCTCTTCGTGAGCGATACCCCCCCCGGTTGTGGCCGCATCAGCCAGTCTCGTAACGATACCGGCGATCGTCTCACGCGTTTCTGGGTCACCGCATGCGAGCCGCTCGGACACGACACGGACGGCATGCAGGACGGTGGTGTGATCGCGATCGCCGCATCTCCGGCCGATCTCCGGGATGGATTGCGTCGTGGCGTGATAGGCGAACCACAAGGCACACTGACGCGGCTGGCACACAGCACGATAGGTCGAGCGGCCCAAGAAATGATCCTTCGAGTGTCCGGTCGTTCGAGCCGCCGCGAGCATGATGGCCGCCACCAGAGGCGCCCGATCGGGCGCGACGTAGCCGAACGGCTCGAGCACGCTCACGTCCCGCCGCCCGTAGACGCTCTCCCGTGTCTGCTGCTTCCGGCTCTTGGAATGGAACCGTGTTGCCGGTGAGGCTTTCTCGATCGACGTCACGACGGCCTCGCGCGACGCCTCGATGACTGCCCCAATATTAATTTCGCTCATGTTCCACCTCGATCACGGATGCCAAATGCCAGCGGCCGTTCGCGCGCGGCACGGCCTCCGATAGGAGCCAGGGCACGAGCGTGTCCGACCAATCCTGGAGAGAGACCCACCCGCTCCCGTTCGACATCGCGTTGATGTCGAAGATCCCGATATCGCCGGGCGCGCGCGTAACGGCGCCGACCCAATGCGTGTAGCGGTAGCGGGCGCGCATCGGGACGCCGGGCTGCGTCCACGGTCCTTCCCACTGGACGCGCACCAAGCCGCGTGAAGGCCACTGTTTGGCACCGCGCACCTGGCGCCATGTCACGCCCAGCCGGTTCAGGGTCTCGAACATCAGCGTCGGGTTCGTGTAGCCCTTGGCCTCGAAGTCCCCCAGGTGCGGGCGGAGCTCGTCGAGCGTCATGCCGAGCATGGCGGCAATCGCGCCAGGTCCGCAGTTCGCACCCCATGTTTCGCTCGCGCGCTCGGCATCGGCGGCGGTGAAGCGCGGTCGGGTGATGACGGTGCTCATCCTCGCGCCTCGCCGGTTTTAATCGCGTGAGCGAGACGCAAGGTGATGCCGAACAGCTCGGCCGCCCGCGCCGCCGAATAGCCCATGACTTTGAGGTACAGCGTCGCGCGCTGCGACGGCGTCCAGGTGCTGTCAGGCGTGGCGAACGAGATCATTTTCCACCCCCGTTCGGCATCTCGTTCCACTCGCGGCCATCGAGCAGGCGTCCGGCTACAGACTTCCCGGTCGGGGTCATGACCTCAGGGCGGCGGGCAGCCCAATCCCCGCTACGGCGCGCCTCGACCTCGCAAGCTTCGCGTGTCCAAATGCAGCTCGTCCCATCCTTAAAAACGACGTGGCGCGTGGCTGCACGTTTGCGGGACGGTGCCGAGCCGTGATGCCAATGGCCCCATTGCTTGAAGAAGAACGGCACGCCGGCGGCCTGGCACTGATCCCGGATTGATCGCGCCCAGTCCGGATGCATCGGCCGCGCGTCGGGGCCACTCTCGCCACCGACGATGACCCAGTCGATGCGCGTCCTTGCGCGCGGCGCAAAGTGGACGTGGAGCCCGGGCTTGTCGCAGAGTGAATTGAGTGCATCACCGTCGTCGTCCAGCCGCGTGAAGTCGATCGGACCGAGCAGCGGCTCGGCGGAGACGAAGCGCACGGCCGCAGGTGTCGCCAGCAGATCGGGAATGCGCTCGTCGGCGCGTTTCTGGTCCTCGGCCGAGACACCGAGCCAGATATGGCTGTCCCATGCGGGATCGCACACCTGTCGGGCTTGGCGCGCGCCCGGACTATCGCGCATTTCCGGTGTGGGGCAGGCCTTGAATTTGTCGGCATACTCCTCCCGTTTGGCATATCGCCGCCGCATGTAGTCGCGCATGCGCTCGGAGCGCTTGGTGAGGATTTGAAACGTATGGCGACGGTGCGGATGCCAGCGTTCTCCGTCCCAAGTGCTTCGGCGCAAAACACAGCCATCCATCACCTCGAACACACGATCGATCCACGCCTCCGGCACGCTCTCGTGGAACAGGTCAGACATGCTGTTGACGAACCACATCGTCGGCTTCTTGCGGCGGAGCGGCTTGAGCAGTGTCTCCTCCGGAGCCATGCGCATCTCGCCGGTCCACACGGCTTTGCCCTTCACGACCTTCGTCAGGAGCGCATGGCGCTCCATCCCCATGAGCTCGAGGCGGTGAGCCATCTTCATCGCGTAGCAGTGCGCGCATCCAGGCGACACGAGGCTGCAGCCGACGATCGGGTTCCACGTCTTTTCCGTCCACTCGATCTTGCTCATGGCGCAGTCCTCCCCTTCCTGAGCACTTCCGCCGCAGAGACCATCGCCTGCCGCAGGGACACGAAGTGCGAGCCGAGCCCGGTCCCATTTGCGCGGGCCGAAATCACTCGTCCGGCGCGCGACACGGATGCCCGGCCGCACGTCGAGCGCCATTCGATGCGCTGGCCGGCGTCCGTGATCCAGCACTCGAAGCGCGTACCATCGATGGTGAACGGAGGCGCCGAACTGCCGCGCTCGGACAGCACGGATGCGCTCATGGCGTCACCCCGAATTTTGCGAGATGGTCGCGGCGAACCTTCCCCTGGTTTGACAGGAATTGCGCTTCCATCGGATTGACCTCGGCAAGCGATGCCAGCGCTCGGCGCCACGCGTCCGTGCCTTCGAACAGCCATGGGCTAGCGGCGATCTTGGCTGCATCGTCGGCAGCCTTCCGCGCTGCGAATACAGCCGCCTCGATGTCGGCAACTTTCGCAGTGGACACGCGTTCCTCGAAGAGCCGCTTGCTTGCCTCCTCGAGCACGCCATCGGTTTCCTTGGCCACAAGATCAGCGAACTGGCCGAGCGCGAACGCCGGATCTGGCGCATCGATGCGAAGTTTTCTCACCACCGGCTCGATCAGCAGCGCTATCGCTCTGGCGCGCTCCGGCGTCCTGATCTTCAAAATCAGATCATCGATCTCTCGCACTCGCCCCCTGCGGCGGCGCGAGCCGCCGTGGGGGGTGTGGGGGGAAGGGTCAGTGAAGGGGTCTATTAAGGGGTTGGCTCCACCTCCTGGAGGGGTGGCCTCCACCTCCTGGAGGGGTGACCTCCATCTCCTGGAGGGGTACTCCTCCACCTCCTGGAGGGGTGCCTCGGTCGCTACCCCTCCATCTCCTGGAGGGGTCTCCGCCGGATCTACCCCTCCATCTCCTGGAGGGGCGCAGAATTGCTCGATGCCGTCCTCATCCGGAACGGAGCGCGAGTCTGCTTTTTTCTTGCGCGCCCTCTTCGGCTTCGCCGGCGCCGCCTGGCGCGGGATAATCGCCCATACCTTGAGCTTGCGCGGAACGTCATCCTCGATAAGGCGTCCCTTGCTGTCGCGCGGCGGCTCGACGAGGCTTGCGACCACGGCGTCCGGGTGTTGGACGACACGCTGGCCCGGCATGACGACCAGGTCGACGAGCGCCATTACATGCGAGGATTTCTCCTTCGGCTTGCCCTTCTTGCGCTCGCCGGCAATGAGCGCCAGAAGATCGATGTCGATCTCGCGCACAACCGTCGTCTTGCCTGCGGCGTTGCCGAACTTGTTTTCCTTTACGCTGAGCAACTGGCACTGCTCGAACGCTGCTAGGCTCGCGCGCACCGCGGATAGCGACAAAGACGTCTCGTCGCAAATCGTGGCGACGGACGGGAACACGTTGGTCCCGTTGGCATCTGCACAGTCGCACAGCTTTGTCATCGTCCAACGCAGCGGCGCCGACGGAAAATCGATGAGAAAGCACTTGCCTACGAGCTCGTTGGCCATCAGCGCACCCATATCGCGATGAGCAAGCCGGCGGCGGCCAGGTTGCAGGCCATGGTGAAGGCAAAGGTGAGGATGAAACGGCGTGACGGCACGGCTGCCCCTGATGGCGTAACTGTTAATTCCGATCAGGACGCAGTTGAGCGACGGCGGAAATCGTGAGATGTTCCCCGTCGTCGAGCAGTCCTGATCTGCTCCAATCATCCGAGTGCTCTAGCAACGAGCAGCTCGGGCATTTCGAAGCCCTCGCAGCGACCAACTGCGAGGGCTTCTGCGTTTAGGCCGCCGCGGACAGTCCCGCGGAGACGGCGCCGGCCGGAACGTCCGGCGGAACCAGAACCGAGACGCTCGGACACTCCGCCGGAGGGTCCGCGTAGACATCGAGCCCAAACTCCCGGAACGTTCCGGACGACAGCAGGGCGGTGTCCATCACCTCGTCGTAACTTTCGACGGCGCTCTCGAACGTTACACCCGCGTCGCGCTCATGCGCGGACAGCGTGAACATTTCGCCGGTGCTGTAGAGGCGGATCCGGACGTTGGTCGGTGATGCGTGTTGCATGTCTCCCCCTGTGTTGTGCCGCTCCCAGCGGCGATGAAGAAAGTTCGACGCGATAACACCCGTTCGCGCGCCTTCTGATACGCGGCGGATGCGAGCGATGGCGCGGAGTGCTGCGGCAAACGTGCGGTCGGCGGGCTCGTCGAAGGCAAAAGCTCGCGTGGCAGCTCGACCTCCAATCCGAATGCAGGTTTGATCTCGTCGCGATAGAGATCCCAGGAGCAGTCGATGCGCTCGAACGGCTGCGCCTGCCTCCATTCGGGCATTCGGCCCAGCCGCAGCCGTTTGAACGCGCCTTTGCCTCTGCTGAGCCTGGTCACGAGAAACGGCCCTTCGGCGTCGGCCACGATGCGCGCAACCGGTCTGGCTCCGTCGTTGTCGACGAAAATGCGGACTTTCTCCGCGTCCAGAAGAGCCTTCAGCGCCTCGCCGTAGAGCGACACGAGGAGACCCACTCGATTGGAATACGTCGCCCGGACGCCCGTTCCCTGCTGCGACTTCTCAGGGCGAATTTCGGAAAACGACATTATGCAGCCCTCGACAACGGTTGCTCGGAGCGCGCCGCCGCAGACTGCCGGCGACTACCCGCAGCAGGTTTTCTCGCGAGCACGGGATCAGGCGTGACGATGTCCGCCACGGGCACCGTGCCGGGTAACGCGGGCTCGGCACGCGGCAGACCGATGGTGTAGTAGGTGACCCGTTCGGGCGCGCCGCTCGGCTTGCGCAAGATACGTCCCGTCGCCGGGTCCTTCTGCGGCTCACGTTTCCATTGCACCTGCCGGTGCCGCTTCATGAGGGTCTGCCACGTCTTCTCGGGAATCGGCTCGACGTAGTGGAACGCGCTCCAATCGAGATAGCGGCTGAACAGCACGTCGTGCGGCCGGCGCACCGCGCGCTGCCGGCCGTCCGGCGCCGTCAGTATCCACGCGAGAAACCGCGCAATGTGCTCTGAGGCCGGCATGTAGGCGTCGCTCGGCGGCTCGACACCGCGCGGTGACCGCGATCGGCCCGCGGCGGCCGGACCAGGGATTGCCCCGCTCTGACCTCGGACTCCCGTTGGTCGACCGGGACCGCGATCGGCATCGACCGCGGACTCCTGATCGCGGACTCCCGGCGGGGTCGCGGACTCCGCGCCGGCATCGCCCGGGTTGATCGCGGACTCATCGCGGACTCGATCGGACAAAAAAAACAGCCGGGATGCGAGGCTCGCCAGCATCAGCGCGCCGCCCGCAATCCCTGCCGTGATTTCCGCTGCACCGAGCATCGGCACCCCCACACACAGAATTGAGCCCCTACCAACGCCGGCCTAGCAGCGCTGCCCTTGCGGGCTTGGCGACCCGTGCGCCGCGCTCTTTTGGAGCGCGTCCGGGAGGGGAAGGCCGCCGACCTATGAGGTAGTCGGCGTTCGGCACACGTCGTCGCCCTTGCGAGCAAAACCGGTTGCAGAGATCGGATTCGAACCGATGACCTCGTGGTTATGAGCCACGCGAGCTACCACTGCTCCACTCTGCGTCACGGGGCGGCACACAGAACCAATCCGCCCGGAACTCACACGCAACTCACTCGGGGAGGAAACGCGCACCTCCGAAAAAGACCGGATGGCGACGGGGCTCATCCGGCCAGGTTCGGGGGCTATCGCCGCGCCTGGCACTCACACCGGCCACGTTAGATGCGCGCCGGCACGAGACCCGGTCGCAGCGCAGGGGGGATGATGCACAGGCCACTTCCTTGCGGAAGCAGGAGTCCACCCTCACGAGCGGACACATCCCCCCAGCGCTGAGGCCGAGCACGCAACGCAACTGACGCAAACGGGACTCACTTGGCGGTAATCGCCTGTCCTACCTCGCGCGAAGCGGAGTGAGGCCTGCCCGCCGTGGTAGATTCGCGCTTCGCGAGCTCGGCCTGCATGAAGGCTTCCACGCGTCTGATCGTCGACGGCCGAAATTCGCGCTGTGTCGACCGCATATCCGGCACGAAGGATTTGTCTCTGCAGGCCCGAATCCCGAACTGAGACGCCGGCATGCCGGTCTGTCTGAGAAAGGTCTCAACCCTGGCTTTGAACGCCGCTTGCGCTTGGTCTGCGTCGGACATGAAACCATCAATCGTCGGATTCATCCGACTCGTCAAGCGACATAGTCGGAAAACAGATCGGAAGCTATCCGATTTTGAGGGGGCTAACATTCCCAAATGGACGATTCAGATGCGATCCGAGACTTGGTAGACCGCCGAATGGTCGAGCTTGGGCTCGATCGGACGGTCGTTTCCCGTCAGATCGGAAAAGGGAGGGGCTATCTGCATGACTACATCGTACGGCGGAGTCCCCGCCTACTACCGGACGAGGTCGTTCCTCTGCTTGCACCAATTCTTAAACTGCCCGTTGGCGCCTTAATCGGAGTGTCGGCGACCTCGGCACGGCCGCCAACCGGCATGGCGGAGGACGCTGAGCCGTACCACGTCCGGCCAGGATCGATCATCCCCCCACCCAATATCGAGCTGTTGAGATTGGTATCAAGAAAGCTGGACCAGCACCCGCTCGGGCTCGCGCCCGGGAAGGTGCTCGGCTTCAATAAAAACCTTGCCGATCCGGGACAAATCCCCGCTGGAGCAGTTGTGTTTGCGACCGCTTTCGATCTAGCCGGCAACGCCCTCGAGCGTGGCCCGATCGTGAGACAATTCCTGCCGCCCGGAAAACTCGTCACTAACAGTTCTCTCGGGGATGAGATCGTCCCGCTGCAATCCGCAAAGCGGGACTTTGTATTGAAGATCGGCGGGTCGATGACGTTCGTCATCGACGAGGTTCCTGGAGGCCAGAACCGGATTTTCCCCTCCGAGATGATTGCGCCCGAAGATACGCAGCACCTTCCCTGACGCTTCCGAAACACTCGCTGTCGGATGTACATGCGACCGCGCAATAGCAGCGCGCGCGGCGTACCAGCATGACCTCACGCGGTTAATCCTGGCATTCTTCTGCCTTTTCAGCACGCGTGGTGGCTTTCCTCCCCAACGGGGCGCACACAATTTTCTCCACATATTGCGGCAAGCGAGTCGGATGCGTCGGAAACAACCTTGACTAACAGTCGGAAATCTCCGACCGTTGTTTCCGACTCATCCGACTTGGAGACACCATGACCGGTGTAACGCGAGACACCTCCGCAGACGACGCAGCCGCGCTGCACAGGCGCCCCCGGGAGGGCGAGAACGACGCCCCCGTCACTCTCTCCGGCGTGGACGCCGCGGCGATCCGCACAGTCCTTCACGATCAGTACGCGTTGCTCGCGCGGCTCGAGAAGCGGCTCAAGGTCTATCGAGACCTGCAAGAGCTCCGCACCGCGCGAACCTCCCTCGGCCGCGCCATCGCTCTCATCCCGCCGCCCCAGCCCCTCTCCGCGCCGGACAGCACAGCGCCCGGCACCAAGCAGTGGCCGCTGCCACCGCCGAACACGCCGTCGATCAAGACCGGCTGCTGAGGAGAGCGAGATGGACCAGTTCGAGGACGACGAATTCTCAAGCCTCACCCCGGATCAGTTCCGCCGCTTGGTTGCATTGCTCTTGATCCTGCTGGTCATCGCCGCGGGGACCGTCTTCTTTGCGTTGCGCGCCGCGTACTACGGGATCCACCCCGAACGGCGCCCGCAGTCGGCTGTGTCGGCGGGCAGCTTCGAGACCTGCGATCACGACTGCGCACTGCGGCGCCTGCATGAGACCGAAGAGCGTTTGCGCACGCTGGAGGGGTCCCGATGACCGAGGAAACCGGGCCCGCTGAGTGGGACGCACTCGAAGCCGCCCGCAATCAGCAGGACGGAGGCGGGAATGGCTAAGGCAGCCCGCAGCAAATACCGCCCGAAGCAGGATGATCCCCGCATGACAGAGCCGCGACCTTACAACCTCGACGACCCGGCCGAAGTCGACCGGCTGCACCATGAATTGCAGGGCTACATGCGCGTCAGCCTCACAGACGGCACAGACACCGAGGGTCGCGCGCACGCCTACGCCGCGCTCTGCGCGCTCAATCGCCGAAAGATCATCGCCAGCATCTCTCCCGGCGCATCGGAAGGGAGGGGAGAATGAATTCATACACGCTCAATCCGTGGCGCCCGATAACGGACGTGCTTGATCAGGCGCACCTCGGCAAGCTCGGCGAGGAGCTGAACGAGTGCGGCTCGGCGGTTTCCCGCTGCACCATTCAAGGTGTCGACGAGCCCGAGCCCGTCACCGGCAAGCTTAATCGCGAGTGGCTTCAGGACGAGATCGCCGACGTGCTCGCGAACATCGAACTCGTCACTCGGCGCTTCAATCTCGACCGGGAGGCGATGTCGGCTCGCGCCGTTAAGAAGATGGCGCATCTGCGGAGCTGGCACGCGCTGATTGCTCCCGGCGCATCGGAAGGGAGCGCGTGACCATGGCCGAGACCTACGCGCCCTGCCGAAACGGCTTGCATGTCTGTGGTGCGAGCGCAGACCTGGAACGACCGATCACGATAGCGAACGTTCCTTTCGTGAGTGCCGCCAGCTTCGATGTGCTCGAAGCCGCCTATGAGATTACAGACTTCGACGAGAGCGGCGATCTCGTCATCGATTTCCTAGTCGATGGCGACATCGTTAGCGACTTCTGGATACGTCGCCAGCAGCTAGAACCGCTGCTGAAAGACGCCCGCGCGAAGGCCGAGACCCGCCCCACTGAAGGGAGGCGGTAGAACCGATGGCCGATACTGTCTACGACACGCCGAAAGGACCGATCACGGTCAAATCTAGGTTCTATCTCGCTTCCTGTGACGGCTGCGGCTGGATCGGTTCATCCGAGCAGTGCGGCGTTGATAGTGGCGGCGATGATAGCGACGTGTATTGCCCCGAGTGCTCAAAAAGCGGCGCAGATTTGGGGAAGGCCGCTGCTGAAATCGAAACCGCTCACGCGAACCGCCCCGTTCCCCAAGAGGCTGAACATGACTGACGCTGAGCACATCGCGAAGGAGAAGCCCATGATGCAACTCAAAAAGGAAGTAGAGGTCTCGCAAGACGAGCTCGACTGGTTGCTCGTTTTCGCTCGCAACATCGGCCGGAACCGAGAAGGCGAGCCCGTAACGCTCTCCAGTGGAGATGTGCGCTACTTCAAGACAGAAAGCGCCGCCAATGCAGCCGCGAAAAAGATCAATCGAGGCGTAGCGCCCCTGACGGCCGCTGGCCACATCGCATTTTGAGGAGGCCGAGTAACCATGACCTCTACAGACACGCCCGAGCCGCGCAATCCCGAAGCGACTTCGAAAGTGCGCAGAGCCAGCGCGGAGTTCAGCGGTTGTCTGGTCGAAATGGAGGCGATGCTGCGAAACGCTATTAAGGCATTTGCAGAATATCACGCCGCCGATGCGCATAACACGCGCGAACAGTGGGCCGCATGGTTCGACGGGCCGGTTCCTTCTCAAGAGTACATCGACGGGTTCAACGCTGGCGTCGAGAGCGTCCTAGCCTCTGTCGAGACATTTCTGGACGATCACAACATCGGGGGCTTTTGATGACCTCTACAGACATCGTGGACGAGACGGCTGCGGTAGTGGCCGAGCTTCGCAACGAAGCCGCGCATATGCCGGACTTCGAGCACGTCTACTACGGCAAGATAATGATCAAGGCCGCCGACCTCATCGAGCGCCTATCCCGAGAGAGTGGCACAGGAGTGCCGGAGGGGTGGCCATCGCTTCCCAAGAGCACAGATGTTCAGGCCGCTGTTGACTCCATAATTGACTGCTATGCAGCCGAAATAATCACAGCAGGAGAGTTCAGGAAACTTGTTCTGGATGCGGTGGCTGAAGCCGTTTCATCAGACCGTATTCGGGCATCGGCCACGGTCGTCGCGCTTGAAAAGCTTCTTCGATACTTCGGCGGGCCGCAAGTGGTCTCGATGGCTGAGCTTGGGCATGATGCCTATGTCGCGTTGGAAATGAAGGTTCGGATCGGTGATTTGATCGATGCACGAGCGCTGCTCTCCGCAGCTCCGCAACCTCCCTCAGTCTCCGATCAAGCGGGAGAGACGGCATTCGGTGCGAAAGACGTGCTTGGTCGCCCGACCGCTCCCGAAGCATGGCTCAAAGCCGCACAAGAGGAAACGCGCAACTGGACCCTCCCCGGATTGGGCGAAGATGATGATCCGCATTGCGGTTATCCGCTGATTGACGCGCTCAGCAACCCAGGCAAGAACGCCACCGTCAAAGAGGGCATCGAGCGCGCGGCCGAACTCGCCGACGACGTTGTCTTGGCCGTCTGGAAAGTTGCCGAGCCCGAAATCGCCAGCCTCTCAGCAGAGCTTGTAGAGGCGAGGAAGGCGCTGGCTCCCTTTGCGGAAGCGTCCGAGACGTTCGTTCCGGGCGGACGAACGCTCGTGAACGTTGTCGTCAAGACAAAAGAACTGCAGCGAGCCCGCGCCGCCCTCTCTGCCACTCGCGCCACGGAGGCCGCCGATGGCAAACGGTCGTGAAGCGCTCGCCGCATTCGCGGCGCACATCATGCAATCCAATAGTATCACCGTCGCAGAGGCCTGGGACCCTGCGAACGGGTGGCGGTGCGCCATTCAGCTCTCGACGGGCCGCACGCTGCTCACGACGCCGCGTGAAATGCGCCGCCTCGCAGACGGCTTTTCCAAGGCAGGCGCCGAGAAGATCGCCGCTGCGGGCGTCGCAGACATGATCGCCGACATGTACGACGTCGCCCGCGCTGTGAAGCGCCGCATCGAGAACCATGAGATCCCGTCCGGCGTGGTTCGCGACCTGCCGGCCGAAGGCAGCGCGTGAGGTGCTGCCAGTGACCACCCCAGCGCCCGATCCGACCCGCGCCCGCTTTGCGCTCGCCGACCAGATCGAGGAGGCCAAGCGCGAACTCAGGTATCGCTACGGCGTCTACGCCAAGCGGGTGCAGGACGGGCGCATGACGCAGGAGCAGGCCGATCGCCAGATCGCGCTCATGCGCAACATCCGCGACACGCTCGAGACGCTGTCCCGGCACTACATTTCCGTGCGTGCCGCCATTGAAGAGGATCTCCGCCTGGCGCGCGAAATGGCGGAGCGGCAGCAGATCGAGCTGCACCCCGGCGTGGCCGCCGTGCTCGGCGCGTTTCCGGGCGCCGAGATCGGCCCGCTCGCGCCCGCCCCGCCCTCCACCGAACCCCACGACCCGATTTTCAACCCAGACCAAGAGGAGCTAGAGCCCGCATGAGCCCCCGAAAATGCAGGGAAACTGATTGTCATATCGGCCGCCGCATCCGCTCCCGCCGGATCGCGGCGGGTCTGAGCCAGGAACAACTCGGCGCCAAGCTGGGACTGACGTTCCAGCAGGTTCAGAAGTACGAGTCGGGCACCAACCGTGTCAGTGCCTCTCGCCTGTTCGATCTGTCTAACCTGTTTGGAGTTCCTCTCGACGACTTCTTTGCCGGCCTTGCGCCGACTGAAGCCGGCGGCGCGGACGCATCTCAAGATCCCACATCCCTGATCGCCACCCGCGACGATGCGGCTCTCATCCGTGAGATCAGCGCTGCGCCGGTCCACCATCGCCGTGCGCTTCTCGAAGTCGCACGTACGCTCGCATCAACCCGCCACGCCTAGGAGCTTCCCCCGCATGTCCAATTCGACCCTGGAAACCACTCTCGTCCCCTACTCGAAGCTCGTCCCGAGCAAGCTCAATGCGCGCAAATCCGGAGGAGACGACGGCATCGACGAACTCGCCGCGCTCATCCGCGCGAAGGGCCTGATCCAGCCGCTCGTCGTCCGTCCCTCGAAGCGCAACGACAAGCTCGAGATCATCGCGGGCGCGCGCCGTCACAAGGCCATCGGCCGATTGATAAAGATGGGCGACTGGCCGAAGGAGCAGGACATTCCCGTCATCGTCAGGCTGGAAACGGATTCGGAGGCCAGGGAGACGTCTGCGATCGAGAACATCGGGCGCTCTCCAATGCATCCCGTGGATGAGTTCGAGCATTTTGCGCAGCTCGCCGCCGAGGGCCATTCCAACGCAGCTATTGCCCAGCGCTACGGTATCCAAGAACGGCGCGTTCGCCAGCGCCTGGCGCTTGGCACGCTAGCGCCAGAGATCCGCCAGGCATGGCGCGAGGCGAAAATCGACGCCGCCGCCGCTCAAGCCTTTACGCTGACCACCGACACCAAGGAGCAAGGACGTCTGCTCGAGCGGCTCCAGGAGGGACTTGGTCGTGTCGATCAATACTCTGTGCGCCGGGAGCTGACCCAGGGCCGCATCAAAACCAACGACGGGAGGTTCCAATTGGTCGGCCGCGAGGCCTACGAGGCGGCCGGCGGCGAGATCACGGAAGACCTGTTCGCCGCGCACAGCTACATCAACCATCCACAGCTTCTCGATCAGCTCGTCGAGCGGCACCTGGCGGAGGCGTGCGAGCACCTGATCTCCGAAGGATGGGGCTGGGCAGAGGTCAGCGACAAGCTGCCTCGCGATTGGCAGGGCTGGAGCCGCCTGCGCGAACCTCAACCCGACCTGACAACCGCGGAGTCGAAACGCCTCGACGAGATCGAGGCCCGCATCAAGGCCATTGAAGATCCTGACCGGGAGGATCTGACCACAGCGGAAGAGGACGAGGAGGTCGAGCGGCTCCAGCAGGAGCTGCAGGAGATCGAGAACCGCGGGCTTGAGCGTGCCTACACGGTCAAGGACAAGAAGCGCGCCGGATGCGTCGTCTCTCTCGACTACGGCAACAAGCTGGAGATCACCTTCGGCGTAAAGCGCCCCGCGACCAAGGGGGACGACGAGGCCGACGAGCAGGTCGATCTCGAAGACAGCATCGCAAAAGCTGGAAAGCACGTGGAAGCGGAGCCCAAGGGCCCGTTCGATTTGTCGGCGCCTGTGCTGGAAGCCGTGTCCAGAGCACGGACAGCGGCGGCGGCCAAGGTGTTGGAGAATGAGCTCGACCTGGCATTGAGGTTCGTCGTCGCCGCGCTCGGTGCCCACAGTCCGAAGCCCGTCGACATTTCCGCGGGCGCTCAGGGCCACGGCCGGTCGCAGCTTTGCGACGGCGATTGGAAAAAGCGTCTCGCCCGCGCGACGAAGCTCGATCGAGAGACGCTTCTGGGCGAGCTGGCGCGGCTGGTGTCACTGTCGCTCGATCTCGTGGAGCAGCGCCGCCCAAGCTACATGGAGCAATCCGCCGGCGATGCCGGCGTGGTCGCGCTGCTCCCCGGCGCCGAATACCTCGAGGCCGCGCGCGCCGAATTTGCGGCCAGCGATTATTTCGCGCGCTGCTCCCGCCCGACCAGCGATGCCGCGCTGAAGGAGATGCAGGACGCCGGCGTGCTGAACGACGGGGACCTCCCAGCGCCAGGCGCCCGCAAAGCCGATGCGGCGGCAGTCGCAGCCGAACAGGCCGCCGCCCACGGCTGGCTCCCTCCGGAGATGCGCCATCCCGACTACGCGATCGGCGCCGTGAAGCCCAAGGCCAAAGCCAAGCGTGGCGCCCGCGTGCACGAGGCCGAGCATGCCTAGCGCCGAACGAGCGGTTCCACTCGACAACCTGCCGCACGCCGCGAAGGAGACCTACGGCTGCGTCTGCCGGGCCTGCAACAAGCTCTGGGACTGTTTCCAAGTGCCGTGCCCGATCGAGGTCTCCATCCTCGCCATGAACGCGAACAGAACCTGCCCGTTTTGCAGCTCTCCAGACGTCGGTCTGATCATGCCGAGTCACTACGAGGAAATGAAAGCTGAGGCCCGTGCGCGTACCGAGACCGAGAGGAACCAAGACCGTGACTGAGGACCGCGCATTTGCGCTTGTGAAGGCCATCAACAGTTTCGGCCTTGCGACGATCGGCATCGGGAAGCCGGACGTCGCAACGCTCCGCGAGGTATCGCTTTCCGAGATGATGGAGGCGGTCGCGTTCGTTCGTCTGGACGACGACACGCGCCCGCGAGAGGCGGACGGCACGCGCCGGAGCCACATCGTCCCCGACGACCGTCTCGTCTCCGCTGTGTACACATTGCTGCATTTCCACGCGCGCGACCCCCTAGACGACGATGACCTCGTCGTCGGGTTCGTGGACGAGATCGGCGCGCACATGCTGGTGGTCGGTGTCCGGGATCCCAGCGCCATCGCGGCGGAAGCCGAGGAGGCAGCGTGATGATCTCAGCCGTCCAAGCACTGACCATTCTCACTGATTCAGCCGCCCAGGTTGATCGCGCGCGTCCGGCAGACGCGCGGAACGGACCCGCCTGGGACGGCCCGGGCGAGACGTGGTGGGAGACGTTCGCGGAAACCGTCGAAGCGCAGATCCAGGTCCAGGAAGAAGCTGCGACTCGTGCGCTGCCCGACATTGGCGGGCAGGTCGCAAACCGCTACCAGCTTTCGCAATCCAGCCTGCACTCCGGACACGATCCATCAGATCCTCGCGTCTCGATGATCGAAGAAATGGCCATCGATAGCTGCGCATCGTGCGCTGAGGGGCGGCTTCGCTGGCGCGACCGGCAAAGCGGCGAGTTCGTGCACCCCGATGATTTCGGGTGCGAAGCGGACTCGTGCGAGGCCCACAACTTGCTGCGCATCGCAGTCGATCATGGCGTGCCGATCTATACCGGAGCGGACCTCGAGTTTCCGGAGGACGACGATGCCTGAGGATCGCGAGGGCCAGGAATTCTATCTCGTAAGCCCGAAGCACACCCTTCGCGCGCACCCCTTCGTGACGCTCTGGCGCGCGGACAACAGCGGGTATTGCTGGCCGTTACCCTGGGCCGGCCGCTACACGGCGGCGCAGATCGCGGAAGCGCCGGGATACTACAACAATGGCGACGACACCTTCCCTGTGCCGGTCGCTGCCGTGGAGGCGCTGGCCAAGCCGCCCGCGCCTGGCGTGATCTCCGGAGATGCCGGTCCGGCGGTTCCCAATTCGAAAGCCGCCTGGGCTGCTCTCCGGGCAGCACGATGCCGCATCGGGCTCTCCGAGCAGCGCCCCCAGCGCGTCACCCTCTCCCGCGCCAAGGGCTGGCGCATGCCGCCGAACACGGTGCGCGTCGACCGCTCCTCAAATTTCGGCAATCCATTTCGCTCGGACCGCCCGACTGAGGCTGTCTTCAAGGCGGGCGCCCAGACAGCGGCCGATGCCTTTCGCCTCTGGCTCGAGCAACATCCGGCCCTCGCGAACGAATTGCCTTCCCGTCGCGCGGTGATCCTTGCCAGCCTCAGCGAGCTTCGCGGCAAGAACCTCGCCTGCTGGTGCAAGCCCGGCGAGCCCTGCCACGCCGACGTGCTGCTCGATCTGGCCAACCGGGAGGAGGGCTAGTTATGGCAGACACTGGCGACGAGCCAGACTATCCGCTGGCTGAGTTAGCCGTCCGGCATGGCTATACGCTGGCCATGTTACGCACAGAGCATCGCAAGGGCAGGTTGCAGGTGCTTCGCATCGCGGGCAAGCTGCGTGCCACAGACTCAGCAATCCGGGATATGCGCCGCAGATGCCAAGAGCAGCTAAGCCCCCACGGCTCCACCTCCGAACGCGCCCCGGTCGAGGCTCCTATTGGGTCATTCTCGACCGCGGACGCGAATTTGGCACGGGATGCAGCGTTGCAGACCGCGAGGGCGCTGAGCGGGCGTTCGCAGAGCACCTCACGGAAAAGTACGCGCCGCCGCGCACAGGTGGTGCAATTGCCGACACGCTAATCGCCGATGTGATGCGGCTCTACCTCACGGAGCAGGGTCCGCAGACTGCCGACAAGGGCGCGTGGGTCGGTTTCATGAGTACGCCGATCATCGAGTGGTGGAGCAGCGAGGACCGCAGGTCGCTCGCTGATGTCAATAAGTCCACCTGCCAGCAATACGTGACTTGGCGCACGTCGCAGCGGGTTTCTGACCAGACCGCCCGCCACGAGTTGAAGACGTTACGGGCCGCGATCAATCACTACCACGCGAGCAGCTACGGCCCTCTCAAGAGCGTGCCAGTCGTGACTTTGCCCCAAGCAAAGCCTGCCCGCCAAGACTATTGGCTCACGCGCAAAATGGTAGCCGACCGCATCCGCGCCGCGCGCCGTCTGAAACAAGCGAAGCACGTGATCCGTCTGATCTTGATAGGCGTCTATACTGGGACCCGCCCGGGCGCAGCAATGAACCTCGGTTGGCTGCCCTCGCCCACCGGCGGATGGTTTGATCTCGACTCGCAAACACTGCATCGGACGGGCACCACGTCGAGGCGCAGCAAGAAGCGCCAGCCGCCAGCACGCATCCACGCGCGGCTGCTCCCGTGGCTCCGGCGGTGGCGCAAAGCGGACCTTGAGAAGAAAATCACGCGGGTCATCCACTACTACGGCAAGCCGATCAAAAAACTACGCCGATCGTGGGTGAGCGTTGCGATAGAGGCCGGCCACGCACGTTGGGTGCCAGAAGAGAAGATCTGGGTTGTTGAGGACGGCCCGCACATTTGCAGGCACACGGCGGCGACGTGGCTCATGCAGTCAGCCGTCGATCAGTTTGAGGCCGCCGGCTACCTCGGCATGAGCCCCGACACGCTATGGGAGACCTACGGTCACCACAGCCCGCACTTTCAAGACCACGCCTCGAAAGCGGTCGGAAAGCGGCTGGTCGCCTTGCCTATCCTGGACGTAAACCTGGACAACAAGAGAACAGCGTCTAGCTAACATATTGAAGTAACTGGTCGGGGCAGCGGGATTCGAACTCGCGACTTCTTGCTCCCAAAGCAAGCGCTCTACCAGGCTGAGCTATGCCCCGACGAATTTTGTTGCCCGTTTCTACGGGCATTTGCGCGTTGCGGTCAACGC